ATATTAGTTTATGCCAATTATTAGAAAGAATGACGTTGTTACAGAGCGTCCAGTGATTATTGTACTTTATGGTACTCCAGGTACCGGTAAGACATCTTTGGCTACTACAGCCAACAGTCCTTTACTCATCGATACCGACCGAGGCTTTGACCGTGCCGTTCAGCGTCCAGACATTGTTGTCACAGCTTCACGTTGGGAAGACATCTACAATGCTGAGGTTATCGGTTCCTATGTTGTTGAGGATGGCAAGCAGGTTTGGAGGCCAGGTTTGATCAGTGAGTGTAAGACCATCGTAGTAGACACAGCCAAGGCTATGCTCGATGACTATCTCAACGCTTTTGCTATTCAGCAAGACCCTAAGCTGGGAACTAACTCATTGAAGCGATATGGTGTGATGGGAGAATTGTTCAAGCAGTTTGTCGGCATTCTCCGTTCAAACAATTCAGACATCATCTTCATCTGTCACGACAAGGAGACACAGGAAGGAGACTACATCAAGCATTCTCCAGACTGTACAGGACAGAGCAAGGACTTGCTCATCCGTATTGCGGACCAGGTAGGTTACATCTGCAAGGAGAACGGCAATCGCGTCATCAAGTTCGAGCCACAGGACAATCGTGTTGGTAAGAATGTTGCAGACCTGCAGGACACTTGGATTCCAGCTTACGGAACAGAGGAGTTTGACACTTGCATGGCAGACATCATCAAGAAGGTGAAGAAAGCCATCGTGAATAAGTCAGATGCTCAGGCTAAGGCGCAGGAAGCCGTTGATGATGCCCGAAAGAAGCTTGCAGCCGTGGAGACTGTAGATGATGCAAATGCTCTCATCGAGGTTGCCCACGGATTGAACAAGATTCATCAGAAGGCATTCATGAATCAGATGATCAAGGAACTTGCTGTCAAAGGCATTGACTTTGACAAGAAGGGCAAGAAGTTCGTCAAGCATGAGGATGCAGCATGATGAAGCCTTTGATTAGAGTTACCCAGCTAGAGAGCTTCAGACGGTATATGTCTGACGAATATGCTTATGTTACAGAGCAGGACGTTATAGACAATATCACTAAGAAGTTTGAGGGCAACGATTACACAAGAATAGGAACTGCCTTTCACTCCATCGTGGAGACTGGCAGTCCCCATTGCTTCAAGGAGCCGGAAGGTGTTCGCCATTTCACTTATTATAAGAAAGATAAGACAGAACCCGTTCCAAAAGGAAGAAGGTTCGTCTTTGATGAAGGTGAAGCGATTCTCGACATTCCACAATGCAAGGTTGCTTTGAAATACAGGAATGAGCATCCTGGCGCCTTTCATGAGGTTCGTGAATATAAGGATTTCGGCAATGCCGTTATCACGGGATGTGCCGATATGATTGACGGACTAGAGATAAGAGACATCAAGACTAAGTACGGACCGGTATCAGACAAAGACTATATAGATAGTTGCCAATGGCAGCTTTACCTAGAGTTGTTTGAAGCTGATGTGTTCCATTTTGACTTGTTTGTCTTTGAGGGCTACAATAAGGATAAGCACAAGGGAGACGTGAGAGGTCTCAAACTTACCCCTTATGAGCCAGCAATCACTTGTTACAGATACCCAGGGATGGAAGACAAGAACCATGCATTATTGCGTGACTTCCTCAAATGGGTAGAAATGAGAGAATTATTACCATATTTACCATTAACAGAATCAGATGGCTAATACAATGACAGGAAGGGTGTTGTCTATCGGCAATGTCGAGGAAATACCCAGCAAGAGCGGCGGAGAGCCGTTCAAAAAGAGAGTTGTGGTTCTTAACTGTACACACTCGAATTACGGAGATGTGTATGAGAACTACCCAAGTTTTGAGTTCAGCGGAAAGCACGTGGATGATCCTGCGGCTTTTGCGGTTGGCGAGATTGTTACCATATCCTTCGCTCTTCAAGGTACCAAGTATCAGAAGAGTGCAAATGACCCGGTAAAGTATTTCAATACCATTTCGGGTTACAAGATAGAAAAGTATCAGAGAGGTGGCCAGACGCAGCAGCAAGCACCTCCACCACCGCAGCCGCAAGGAGTTCAGTCACCGGCACCGCAGCCGGGCAAATATGATGATTTGCCATTCTAGTTATGATTTTCAATCTCAACAATGACAAGGACAGGGCAGACTACAAGGACTATTGCAATGGCCTTTACATGGATGCCCTGAAAAGCGGAAAGGGTTTTATCGTGGAGGTGAAGAAAAAGCACCGTCCACGTTCCCTCGCCCAAAACAGCTATCTGCATGTGTGCCTTCAGTATTTCGCATCAGAGTTCGGCTACGATGAAGAATATGTGAAGTATAACATTTTTAAGCAGATAGTGAACAGAGAAATCTTTGCGAAGCAGAGAACAAATAGAAGAGGACAGCCTGTAACTTATTGGAGAAGCACGGCTGACCTTGACACAAAAGAATTAACAGACGCTATTGAGAAGTTTCGGAACTATTCAAGTATGGTTGCAGGGTTGTATATACCCGAGCCTAATGAAGAAGCAGCCTTGCTTGAAGCTCAGAAACAGATAGCATTATATGAAAAGTATTTATAATTATGAAATCAGATTTGAAAAATTATGTTCCTGAGAACATTGAGTTTGTATTGGAGGAAGGTGTAAAAGACATGTTCCCAATGGAGTTGGACTTCCTTGCTTTGAGCGAGGAGAACCTTTGCGGAGAGAAGCCTTTGAAGAATAAGGCAGACATCCTTAAGTTTGTCGGAAAGCACTTCACGGCGACCTTCCCTGACAACGAGTTGGTTACACGTTTCCTCGATGAGTTCGAGAAGAAAAACATCAGAGAGGAGTATTGCACACTCGAAGAGAACGTGGTGCCAGCTCGCAAGCTGGAGTTGGAGGAGGCTTTGGAAAAAGCCAAGAAGATGAAGAAGGATGCAGAAGAGGCTTATGCTTCTGTCCTTATGGAAGTAGCCAAGTACGCCGCTGAGGTGCGCCAGGGAACTGTTGATATGCGTCTTAAGTCGAAGAACGTGTTCTGTATTGCATTGGCAGGTTACTATCTCGTATATAATTGGGATGCAAATACCGAGAAGTTCTTACTTGCAAAGGCTTATGCTATCCCGGACCGTTCTGAGATTTGGGCAAATGAGGTCAAGAATCGTGAGAGCATGAAAGAGGTCTTCGGATTGGAGTTCCCAGAAGAGGAGCAGCCAAAAGAAGAAGCTCAGCCAGAGCAGTCTTCAGATGATGACGATGATGAATTACCATTCGGCGAGTAATGAAGTACACTCTTAGAAATTATCAAAAGCAAGCTAGTGATGCAGCCGTAAGGCTGTTCACTAGCAAGGCTGACAAGAACGGATTGGTTATCCTGCCTACGGGTGCAGGAAAGAGCTTGGTGATAGCAGATATCGCCTCTCGTCTGGAAGGGCCGCTGTTAGTATTTCAACCTAGTAAGGAAATTCTTCAGCAGAACTTTGCCAAGCTGCAAAGCTATGGTATCTTCGATTGTGGTTGCTATAGTGCTTCTGTAGGATGCAAGGATATAAACAGAATAACCTTTGCCACCATCGGAAGCGTAATGAACCATATGTCAGACTTCGATTGTTTCAAGAACATCATAATTGACGAATGTCATTACGTAAACTCTAAAGCTGGGCAGTACAAGGAGTTCATAGAAGCGAAGAACAGACAGGTTGTTGGATTAACAGCCACGCCATACCGTCTTGATCGTGCCGTAGGAGGTTCCATCTTGAAGTTCCTCACGAGAGTAAGACCTAGAATATTTTCAAAGGTCATCTATTGTTGCCAGATTGGAGAACTGCTTTCTAAAGGTTATCTCGCAGACTTGCATTATTACGATTTGACGACATTGGATTTAAGAAGAGTCAGAAGCAACTCCACCGGTGCAGATTATGATGAAAGAAGTCTCCTCGCAGAGTATGAGCGTAGTGGATTCTACGATAAGTTATCAAACACAGTAGTCAAGGTTCTGCAGCCTAAAAGCGGCATTCCCAGAAAGGGAGTACTTGTATTTACCGCTTTCACAAGGGAGGCCAGGCAGCTGGTTGATAAGCTTCAATCACTCGGAGTCAATGCCGCCATCGTGACAGGAGAAACACCCAAAAAGGAGCGTGAAGCCATTCTTGAAGGATTCAAGAGGAGAGAGATAAAGGTTGTTGCCAATGTAGGTGTACTGACTACGGGATTCGACTACCCTGCCCTAGACACCGTTGTTTTGGCACGCCCGACGAAATCTCTTGGACTCTACTACCAGATGGTAGGCCGCGCTATCAGACCTTTTGAAGGAAAGGACGGGTGGATAGTTGACTTGTCGGGAAACTATAGCCGGTTCGGAAATGTCGCAGACCTCTTTATTAGCAGACCTCCAGGAACTACGAAATGGGCGGTGTATTCCAGAGGAACACAATTAACTAATGTCGTACTAAGATGAGCGTTCTAAATGAGCTTATTGAATATAAGCAAAGAGATTCCGCATTAGGAACTGAGTATTTAACTCTCTGTCCGCATTGCAGAAAGGGAGTATTTACACAAGAACCAATTTATGTAGGAAGTTTAGCTTGCCGTTTATGTGTTGATTTTGCGAACATGACGGACAGATATGTTACATGTAAATTCAATAGAAATGTTTCCATTTTATAAGAAAAAGAAGAAATCTCCTTCTGCTCCCAAAAAGAGAAAGAAGAGTAAGCCAGATTTAGTCAAGAGACTAGACAAGGTATTTGCGTTGTATATACGTCTGAGAGACTGCATGCCGAGCGGCATGGGACAATGTATCAGCTGCGGAAAGATAAAGCCGTACAGAGAGCTTGATTGTGGTCATTTCTTCGGACGTTCCAACATGGCCACCCGATTTGATGAAGATAACTGCAATGCAGAATGTATCGGGTGCAACAGAGTGAAGTCAGACCATCTTATATACTACCAGGAGAATCTGATAAAGAAGATTGGTGTTTCCCGATTTTCTACCCTGCGAGAGCGTGCTCACTCCATCAAGAAATGGGATGATGACGAGTTGGAGAAAATGATTAAGTATTATACTAATGAAGTAAAGAGACTGAGTTATGAGAAAGGTATCACCGTTAATCTGTAAAAAATATAAGTCCCCAGTGTTTCACAACACCGAGGACTTGAACCAATTAAAATCCTATAAAGATTATACTTCAAAGGGATTTGTTTGCAAAGGTAATGAATTATTTTCAAATTGCCAAATAAATCCCAATAAAAAAAGCCTGCTCGCCAGCAGGCTAAAGAGAAACCCATACAATATTCTTTTACAGAATATAATGGAAAAAAACTTACTGCAAAAGTACTAAAAAAAAATGAAATAGCCAAATATATATATAAATATATTTTGGTATTTTTGAATATTTAAGTTAATTCTTTTGCATATATCAGATAAAATTCGTAATTTTGCATTAAGGAGAAACAATATAGTTATAAATAAAATATTATACAATATGGAAGAGACAGAATTTCTAAGAGATTTTGAAGGAATCAAGGACTACAGAACGTTCTTGGTAGGCTTGGACAAACAGTTCAAGTCGGCAGGTGTGTTGTATCGTGAGTTTAAGATTTTGGAAGGAATGGCTTCAATCGCTTTAAAGATTAGTCCTTCTATTCACAATTTTATCTCTAAGCAGCAGGGAGTTGTTTACAGTAAGTTACAGACTGAAGTTGACACCCTCGCCAATAGTATCAAGCGAGGTAAAATATGCTTCATTAAGAACGAGGACTTGAACCAATAATTTAGTATGAAATATAATTGCATCAAAAATAGTGACTCTCCAGAAGTTATGAGAGCAAGGATGGAACATGGCATGGCTGCCTATGGAATCTACGTTGCTCTTATGCAGTTATTGGAGGAAAATGAGGATCATAAGCTGTCAAAGGATTATTCTATGATAGCTTATGAGATGCGTACTGATGTTTCTGTGGTGCAATCTGTAGTTGAGGATTTTGATTTATTTGAGGTTGAGGAAGAATATTTCTATTCTAAGGAACTTTCAGACACTATCGAGCAGGCAAGAAAAGTAAGCGAAGCTAGAGCTAGAGCCGGTCGTGCCGGAGGTGCAGCAAAGGCTAGAAATTTCGCAGAAAACGTAAAGGAGTCTTCTAGCAAATGCCAAGCAAATGCTAGAAAAAACGTAGCAAATGCTAGCGAATCTCTAGCAAATGCTACAAATTCTCTAGCAAATGCTACAGAAATCCTAGCAAATGCTAGCGAATCTCTAGCAAATGCTAGAAAAAACGTAGCAAATGCTAGAAATCCAAAAGAAAACGAAAAAGAAAACCTTCCCCCTAAAACCCCTATAAAAGAAAAAGAAAAAGAAAATTGTCTTAGCAGACGGCTGAGTTCTAACGAACTCTTTCTCTCGCCCGAGCGTACGAGCGCGTGTAAGAAGTCACCGAAAGAACATACTACATGCCATAGAGGTCGGCAGATATTCGAGGCTTATTTCCTAGAGCTATACGGAGAGCCATATTATTGGCAGGCTAAAGATGCGAAGGCAATGAACTCTATCCTAAAGAAAATCGCTTTCGCTAGAAGTCACAAAAACCCGCCGCTGCCGACGGATGATGATAGTCTGCTAAAAGCGTGGAGTGAGTTCCTGCATCTTATTGACAAGACTTGGATAATGAACAATTTCTCTGTCAACAAGATAGACTCTCAGTATAACGAGATAGTTTCAGAAATGAAGAATCATAAACAAAACGTAACAAGCAATGGAAACAATACAAAGACAGGATGGAAAGCTCCAGACCACAAAGACACATCAGCGTATCGGTCGGGGTTTGGAGTTGCCGTTGGAAAATAGAGAAGTCAAGAACTTTCTTTACTATGCCTACAAACGAGAGGTAGAGAAAAGAAAAAGAACGTTCGTCTTCACTGACGAGCTAAAGGAAGCAATATCGAAAGTCGGGGATTTTCTTACTACAGAGACAAACTTTTACGGGCTGTTTATGCCCGGTAGTATTGGAAACGGCAAGACTACAATGCTAAAGGCTATTCGAGATTTGCTAGTTCATCTTGTGGACTCAAACAAGATTAGCTATTGCGAGGGTGACAAATATCCGCGTTTCGTCAAGGCTAGAGATATGGCTTACATGATTTGCGAAGACAGAAACGAGTTTAGAGCAATCATGAACGCCAAGTTTCTCTTAATTGACGATTTGGGTGCCGAGCCAACGGAGATAGTCGCTTACGGAATGCACTACAAGCCGTTTGACGAGTTGTTGGACTATCGCTATGAGCAGATGCTGCCCACGATTATCAGTTCAAACCTAACGGCCATTGACATCGGACAGAAGTACGATGACCCAAGAATTGTAGATAGAATGCACGAAATGTTTGATATTTTAAGTTTTGAGGAGGTATCGTTCAGATGAGTTTAGAACAATCACCATATCAGAATCAGCCATTAGTGAATGACCCAAAGGCTGAGCAGTATGTTATCGGAAGTCTTCTTGTTGATCCTACCGCATACACTCTAGTAAGCCAGTATCTAGATGAAGACTGTTTTTACGACCCCATGTGTAGGGATATATGGAAGGCTGTTGATAATATGGGAAAGCAAGGTATGCCGATAGATGTCATATCTGTTTCTGCCGAGCTCAGTAAGCAGAAGTCGAATGTAACAGCATTGGACTTGATGAACATTTCGGCACAGATTGCATCATCTGCACATGTAGAATATCATGCCATCAGATTGCAGGACCTTGGTAGAAGAAGAAAACTCTGGGTTGTCGGGCAGCAGCTTTCCAAGGTTGGATTATCGGAAGAGATTCTGACCGCAGATGCCCACCAAGAGGCTATTGAGAGTATCGGAGGAGTATTTGAGAAAGCAGATGGAGTGTTCACGCTCGATGATGCAATGAATAGTCTAAACGAGATAATGGTTAAGAATGCCACCGTTGGAGGTGTCACGACAGGAACCAAGACCGGTATGGAGAGATTCGATGAAAAGGGAGGTCTGCAGAAGTCTGATTTGATTATCGTTGCCGGCGAAACTTCTCAGGGAAAGACGAGCCTCGCACTTTGCATGACAAGACACGCCATCGAGAACGGAGCAAAGGTTGCTTTCTACTCTATGGAAATGACGAAGGAGCAGCTTACTGCACGTCTGCTTTCTGCCAAGACGAACATCCCGGCCAACAATATCCTCTATTCGGGCAGTCTGGCGCCAAGCGAGATAAGGATGATTGATGATGCTAGAGGAAAGTTGCCAGGAGAGAATTTATTCTTTGATGACAAGAGCACGTCAAATATAGATTCTATTCTTCTTTCCATCCGAATGCTTAAGATGCAGAAGGACATAGACGGAGCCGTAGTTGATTACTTGCAGATTCTTAACGTAAACTCCAGGAGTACGAGTTTCAGCAGGGAGCAGGCTATGGGTGATGCCGCACGAAGATTCAAGAACCTCGCAAAGGAACTGAACATATGGATCATCGCCCTAAGTCAGTTGTCTAGAGATAGTAACTGCCCGGAGCCGAATCTGAACCGACTGCGCGATAGTGGACAGATAGGAGAAGCTGCCGATGTTGTCATCCTAGTCTATCGAGCAGAGTATTACAACAGAGCGTACCCTGCCCCATTTGATAACAAGGACGATTATCCTACTGACGGAACGGCTATGATAGACGTTGCCAAGGGACGTAATATCGGAACGTTCAAATTCTTTATGGGATTCAACAAAAATACGACAAATTTTTTCAAGACGAATTTAATCAACGAAGATGTACAGGTGCCTTTCGAAAAGCCAGAAGAAGCAGATGCACCATTCTGATAATCAGATAGTTATAAAGTACTACAATTTAGTATTTTTAACTAAAATAATCGTTAGTATATTTGCATATATCAGAAAATTTTCGTACCTTTGCATATAGATAAAAGGTAGTAGTTTTGACTATTCAGAGCCTACCTTACAAGTTGAACCAATTAAAATTATAAAGATTATGAATACAAAAGTAAACTCGCTTAACGAAAAGCAGAGAAAGTTGTGGGCAATAATTCGAGAGGCATTGAATTATGAAGACACGGATGAGGACTTTTATGAATTTAAGGAAGAGGCTGAAGGTCTGCTTGCTGACGATGAGGAAGATTTCTATGTTACATACAATAGTATGGATGACTTTGATGCTTCTGATGTGATAGACCTCATTAACGCATAGTAATCATTAATAATTCGAAGGCTATGGAAGAATCTTTATCAGAGTACATGCTTCGCAGATTTTGTTCTGCTTATCCAACGGTTCCAATTACGCTTTCAAAAGTCAAGGCTTATCTTGACACAGTTGATGATTGGAGAGAGTTAGACGATAGCCATTTGGCGTTATTATACAATTTTAATCTTAAAAAATAGAAAGGGAATAATTATGAGAAATTCAAATTTCAATCTTATCAAGTCTTTGGGCTATGTTGTAGTGTTGGTAAGTATTGCTTCGCACTCTGTACCGCACGAATATTGGCAAAACACAGAAGACGGACTTCTGTATGGTCATGTTGGTGACAGTGAAGAAGAACACAAACTTTTAATGATGGAAGGTGCTGTATGAAATATTGTATCGAAAGAATTTGCCCCACAGGTGATGTTTCCGAAGAGTTTGGAGACTACTCCGATGAAAAGGAAGCTAACAGAAACGCAGAGCTACTAAACATGGTAGATCCATTTAATAACTATAAAGTAAAGAAAGAAGCATGAAATACCAAGAGTTCAAGAAAAAGCAGCAGGATGAGTTTGGCAAGCTGCCAATGAAGGCTGCATTTGGAGACAAGCAGTTTAAGGAAATGATGGCTGAATGGGGGCTTACCACAAGTAAGGAAGACCTGGAAAAGATATGTTCCATCGGTGCCGGTGCTTATTGCCTCAAAAAGGATTACCACTTATTTCTGGTATTCGGTGAGCGTTCCGTTAAGGAATCAGAGGAGTTTCTGAGCAGCGATGAGAATTTGGTGGATGCCTTGAAATATGAATTTGGCAATCATGAGTGTGGCCTTACCTTTGAGTTTGAAAATGGTATCATCGCTTTGGGATATACCGTTAAGGAGTTTCTTTCAGATGACAGAAAGAAGAAGCTTTTTGTAAAGGCACGTAAGGAATACATTAATAGTCTGGAGGGTTAATATGAATACAAAGAATTTCGGAAATGGATATGTAGGTATCAAGATCAACAGTATTTCAGAAATAATGAAATACAATGCTCTAAAAGAGCAATTTTCTATTTGGAACGAGTATGAAGACACTTTTGATGACGATGTCGAGGTTACGGATGACGATGGAAACGTCACTGAACGAGAGCCGACAGAAAACGAGAAGATAGAGCGTTACCTGGAAGCTTTCAATAATGGAACCGTTTTATATGCAGTTTTCCAGCTGGATTGTGGACGAGTCTTTTCCGATTTAGCTACTACATATCAGAGCAAGTATGCTATCGGACAGCAGGTCTTCATTATGAGGGACAACAAAATTGTTTCGGGTAGAATTGTCCTTATATCTCTTTCAGACTATGAAGATGACAAAAAGCTTTATGTTGATTATCATTCTAGAGATATAGGTGAAAGAATATACAATATAGTGAGTACAAATTTGTGCCCTACAAGCTATCGAAATTATTATTCTTTCAGTGAGCGCGACCGTATAGAAAGATGTCTCAAAGCAGCACTAAATAATAATTATGTTATCCTAGAGATAGACAGAAACTATGTAAGTAAAAGTCTTGGAGATATATTCTCTTCAAAAGAAGAACTTGTCAAACATTTAATGGAACAATAATTATGAACGTTATAAGAGTGACAGGAAATACAAAGAACAGAATAGATGCCATCTTTACGGGCAGCAAGTATCTGTTCTTCAGCCCAGATTTCGGATTGGTTGCTATTGCAACGAGAATATCAATGGATGAGAACTGCTCTTACTTCAATGTTGAGCTGACAGAACAAATTAAACCTAAGTTGATCTACAAGGTTGTTGAAAAGGAAGAAGCTTCCATTAAACGTATCTGCCAATTCAACTGCATCAATTTAGGAGAAATGCCACAGCATACTCTTCCATACGTGATAGACTTAACATTGGAAAGGAGATAGCTATGGTTGTAAAGGAAATGGTTCAGTACAAAAGAACTGCTGATATGGAAGAACTCTATCTGATGCTCAATAATGATTCAGTCGCCTACGACCTTTGGCACGATGCTGCAGAAAAGTACGCCCTGAAGATGGTAAATGGCGAGGCGGTAATGATGGAGAATGTCGCCCATGTGATGATTGCAAGAATCATCCAGTCATGTGACAGACTGATAAACTGGCGCAGAAAGATGATTACTGATGCCCTGGATATTACCAAAGAGCAGAAGGAGATTGTCGCATGGCAGTGGTTCTACAATAGTATGATGGATTTATATACTTATTATAAAGGTAGGCAAAAGTAAGGTTTAACATAACGGGTAGTAAGGACACCCACAAGTTAGATACCTTATTCTTATCTGGCAGCCGGAAAGACGGCAGCCTACCTTCCAATAAAAATATACAATTATGAAGAATATTTATCATATACATCAGTCTTCCAATTCCTATTGGGATAGCCGTTGGACTGACACAGACTATTATCTTTGCGATAGCGAGGAAGAGTACCAGCAGAAGCTGGCAGAATATACCGAGAAGCGTAAGCAAATCGAGAAGGAGTTCAAGGAGAACCCAACGGAACTTAGCAAGAGTCGCGCACTATTCTTGCAGCTCAGCAAGGAACAGAAGGTGCATGCCAGCGAATACTACTACGGTCATGAATGGTGCGGTAAGGAGTTCGATGCTTTCGGTTTCTGTTGGAGTGAGAGGTTGGAGAGAAGCACGCATTACAAGTACTTCTTGAAGCCTGGGTCTGTAACAAATGAAAGCGTAAGTTCTGCCGTTGGCAGATTTACAGGATATGGAAGTTAAACTTAATAAGATTGGAGGTGAAACATGTAGAATTAAGTAAAATCATCGTTAATCAATGGTCGGGATTAAATAACAAACAATGTTTGATATTCTTATTTTGCGACAGCTCGGAAAGACGGCACCCGACCTTTAATTTAAAAAATAATATGGAAATAGAAGAATTAATAAAAATAGCAGAGTCTGATTCCTGGACTGTCACCGAAGAGGAATACAGGAATGGGAAAGGATTGCTCTTTTCAAGACGTTCACCTGCAGGTCAAGACTTCTCGATATCAACCGGACCATTTGAAAGTGCTGAAGAATTGATCAACAGCATCCACCAGCGTTACGTAGAATTTGATGCTGACAGTGAAACATATTTATGGTTAGACAACGAGGGCCATGGAAAGAACGGAGCACCATATCGCATGAGGGATGTGCTGGAAGACATGGAGGCTTGCGAGAAGATGATTTACGACTTATTTATTTGTTATCGGGACGCTTATGAAAAGAAGTGAATTATTTATGGCTTGCGCCAATGAGTACAGTTACAGATGCAATTCAGATTGCGACAACTGTGAGCTATACCTTCGTTACTTAAAAGAAAAGGAGGATTGATTATGAAAGGGAAAGATATTATCAATGTCAGAAAGTCTAGTATAGAAGCAGACTTCCCCATCGGGCAAAAGCTTTCTATCAATGGCATTAATTGTGTTGTGGCAAAACGAGGGTCTTGTCCAAATTGTATTGTATGTATTCCAAACGTTCATCGCGATGACGTCGAGATAACTTGCGAAGATTTAGCTTGCCTTGCACGTGAACGTAAAGATAGAACTAGTGTTCATTTTAAAAAGATTTAATTATGAAGGTGCACTTGATTTATAAAGAAGATGCCTGGCACACAAAAGGGAGCGGCAAATTGCTCAGGGTAGCCGATAACCTTCAGAAATGCTACGCAACAGCCGAGGCTAACGGAGCTTCGGAAGAGCAACTTAAAGATTTGCGCAATATCGGGCAGAGCCAATGTAGTGGTAAAAACTATGAGTTTAATATTGAAACATGGGAGGTAACATAATATGAAATATGATGTTTGCATTCAAGAAACTTTGAGTAAGACAATAACCGTAGAGGCAGAATCAAATACGGATGCTTGCTCCATGATTAGAGAAAAGGTTAAGAATGGTGAGATTGTCCTTTCTGCCGACGATTACACCGGTTGTAGAATTATAACGGCACAGAAAGCGTATGGAAGTGAAGACAACGAAGACTGAGTTCAGAGAACTGCTTAGTGTTCTAGAAAAAGCAGCAGCTTTTATTAATGAAAAATCCACAAGGCCCAAAGACTTTGATTTGGCTAGAAGATTAATAAGGTCAAAGGCTTTGCTAGCGAAAAGGAATGGCAGTCTTCAAGGAGAAAGCGGCGATAGTCATTAACGGCATCGTGTACGTAGCGGAACCAATGGATGATTGCGAGGATTGTGCGTTTTGTACGGGCTTGGCACAATGCAGCGTAGATTTCATTTGCATCTCTATGAGAGAAGCTTTCCGTAAGGGATTCAGAAACAAGCCCATCGGTTTCAAAAAATGGAAAGGTTATGAAAGGATCAGAAACATTCAAGAAGGTAATCAAGGCATATCTTGACAAGCGTGCAGCAGAGGATGAATTGTTCGCAAAGGATTACGCCAAGCCTGGCAAGAATATCGATGATTGCTGCGACTTTATTATCTCAGAGGTCAAGAAATCCGGAAGGAATGGCTTTGACGATGATGAGATTTACGGAATGGCAGTTCATTATTATAATGAAGAAGAAGTCTCATTCACTAAGAATCAGAATTGCACCATTGTTACAAATCTCTCAGACCAGACCAAGGAGAATCTGGAGAAGAAGGCTGAGGAGGAGTTCAAGCAAGCCAAGATCATGGAGCTCAAAAAGAAGGAGTCCGCAGAGAAGGAACGCTTGAAGAAGAAAGCCGAGGCTCAGAGAAAGAAGGATGCAGAGATTGGGCAGTTGAGTTTGTTTGATTTTTAAATATGTGAGTTATGAAGCCAAGAAATAAGACAGAACGTGAAGTTGTAAAACTCTCAGATAGAATACCGGAGTTATCAGACAAGCAACGTGAGTGGGCCATCAAGACTTGCATCTCTGAAGATGATGCCTACAAATACAGTGATAGATTTTCTAGAGGATGCTTCTACCTTGTATGCACATTCAAGGGATGGCAGGTTCTCAGGTACTTCCAGGTAAGAGTGAAGTTCCGGTTCCACAAGATGGTTAAGGAGAAGATTTACTTCAAGGAGTGTATGCAGCAATGGTTGAAAGACGGGGAATATGTTTTTCTTGCCAAGCAGCGAACCAGCGGATATATAGAAGATGCTTTTTCTGCTTTCGGAAAGTTGGAAGTAAGAACGCATACTGTATGGAGTTTCTTGGGTGATCCTCGTGATATTGGATTCGATGGAGTATATTACGCTTCAGTCCAAGGCAAGTATAAATATGCTCTCAGAGACTTCGGGGAAAAGATTCTGTGTGACGAAATCTTCCGTTCCGTCAATGCTAACCCATACAATGAAACTCTCATGAGACGTGATATTGATATGTGGAAGGTGTGTAAGTACCATGAAGCTGTCTTCGACAGAGAAAAAATGTCTGCCGTCAAGATTGTTGTCAGACACGGAAAGGCTTCTTATATTTACGATAGCTTGTGGTGGGATATGCTCGACAGTATTATGTATCTTAAGAAAGATGTACGTAACCCTTCTATAGTTTGCCCGGAGAATCTTCGTGAGGCGCACGACAAGTGGCTAAAGGCAGCAGACAACAAGAAAAAGAAAATGGAGGACAGAATGACTAAGCTGCGTCTGATTGCGGAAGAGAAAATGCAACTCAGATATCTGGAGCAAGCTGCTAAAGCCGAAGAGGAGAATAAGAAAAAGGCAGAAGCAATGGCTAATGTATATGTTGACAGAAGAAAGCAGTTCTTTGACATTGACATAAAGGATGGCGCCATAGACATACAGGTTCTTAAGTCCGTCCAGGAGTTCTTTGAAGAGGGCAAGGAAATGGGGCACTGTGTATTTAGGAACGGTTATTACGATGTGAACAGAAAGCCGAACTGCCTCATACTTTCTGCCAAGGTAAACGGGCAGCGTATGGAGACAATCGAGGTAAACTTAGCCGATGTTACCGTTGTTCAATGCCAGGGCCACGGAAACATCAATTCCGCTTTTCACGATACCATTCTGAAGCTTATCAAAGATAATCTGTGGCAGATAGAATCCAGGCTCCCGAACAGGGCTAGTAGAACGGCGTAATTTTTAGTATTTTTGGCTAAAATTTTCGTTTGATATATTTGCATATATCGAGATTTTTTCGTACCTTTGCGTATGAGAAGAGCCTATTTTGCGGTGTTTTTGACTATCCAAGCCGCATATATGCACAATTTTATGTTAAAATATAGTTAATTTTAGATTTTAGGTATTTAATCATTAAACATTTTATTAAATTTGCAGCGATGGAATACGATTACAGTAAGCTCAGAGAGTTCATCAAGTGTTGTAAGTGGCAATGGGCCACTTCAATGATAGACGTTCCTCATGAGTACATTCACAGAGACAAGTGCGCATTGACAAACGACGAGTTTTATTACTTCGTTAGCGCACAGCGAGACAATGGAGTCCATGAAAGATGGGGGAAGTATAATTTCCCTTACCTTTACATTGATGGTTACAAGTATTGGACGATGGGTGACCCATTCGAGACTACTTGGATTTTGAACAGACAGAAGGTTTTCAACGAGTTCGACTTCCTGGAGTGGCCGGTACCGAGAATCTATTCGAATCAGGAAATGGACGTGATGGCAAAATCTATCATGTTCACGTTCAAGGACAGAAGATTTTTCGAGGCAGGCATCGGAAACGGAGACTTCGTCGCTTTCACCAAGATAAAGCCGGAAATGTATTATGGAGTTGATCCTAGCAAGAAAGCAATCAAGCAGTTCAGGGAGAAGACCTCTGGCTTTTTCCGAAGATGTTCTACTATTTCTTTTGAGGAGGCGATAAAGAAATGGATGTCGGCAGACAGCGTTGTGGTTGCTCTTTTCGGTACCGCTTCCTACTTCATGCCTCAGTATCTCCGCAAACTGGGCGAGAGTGGTTTGGATTATTGCCTTATGTTCTACAAGGATGACTACACCCCTGCAGAGTTCGAGGAAATGCACCATTTCACCTATGACAGAATGCAGTTGAAATCGATGTTCCCGAATTGTAACATATACAATCACAAGAATTTCGTAACCATTTCAAGTAAAAAAATCACCTGGCAACAGGCAACAGTAGAAAATGAATTATTCCCAGTATGATAAAATAGCAAGTAAGTACGACACTTTGTTTCGTGATGAAATGAGTCTCGTTGAGAACCGTGAGGTGGGGCAAATGCTCCCACCTCTCAGCGGTTCAATCCTAGACATCGGATGTGGTACCGGCTTGCTGACAGAGATTGCAAAAATCGACCCACAGGAATATCTAGGAATTGATCCTAGTAAAGGAATGTTGGAGCAGTTCACTAACAAATACCCAGCCTATAAGGATAGGGTTGTATGTGAGCCTTTCGACGGAAAGAGTTTAGATTGCAGAAATTTCAACAATATCGTAGCATTGTTCGGTTCCCCATCTTATCTTTCCCGGTACGCTGTTCTTGCTATATCACAGTGTAAGGCTCGTAAGTTCTTGATGTTCTACAAGGAGAAGTATCATCCGGTCACTTACGAGAAATGCGATGTAGAGTTCAGACATTTTTTCTATTCAAAGAAGGTCTTGTGCAGTCTTTTTGGTGAAGAAAATGTATCAGAGTATCACAATTATTTAATAGTAAATTGCGTATGACATCACAGAAAGGTTTGCGTTATGATGGCAGTATTGACAAATACCCCATCACAGAAGGCGAGATTTACAGTTTAGGCAATGGTAGCAAGATTACCATTGCCGATATTACTTTGGGGCTTCCGGAGTTTTCAAAGAATGCCGATTGCGTATTCATCGACCCAGCAGGAAGTAAAGGTGTCCTCAAAGCGTATTATACCAAGGCGGAGAAGCAATGCCCGGTTGATAATTTTGACGAGTTCGTTGCCCACATCAAGAGGTGCATCGAGCAGATTAATCCGGACAGACTATTCGTCGAGTGCTTCTACAGAAATAAGAAACAGTTGGTTCCTATGGTAGAATCGCTGTTCCCTCATGTAAAAATCTACGAGAACACCTATTATCATAAGCCAGATTGCAAGTGCTGGATTATCCAAGGCACCAAGCAGGCAGAAGACTGGGGACTCCAGGGAATGGATGAATGGGATGCGGTGTTCAAGATTTGTAAGGATGTTCCGTTCAGCTCTATCACAGACTTCTTCATGGGCCAAGGACTTGTTGCCCAAGCAGCCTATGCCGCAGGTAAGGTTTTCTATGGTAGCGATATGAACAGAAACCGTTTGGCTGTAGCCATAAGCAAGGTAGCCAAGCGAGGTGGAGAATGGACAGTAACTAAATAATTACGCATATGATTAAACTCTCTCAGATTATCATCCTCAACGTTCCGAAGCGAGAACGTGAGGGCAAATACCTTAAGAAGTTGATAGAGACCAGCACGAAGCCTTATGGTATTCCTGTCAGTATCTCTATGGACCGAGGTAAGGGTCTTTGGGACAATTATTCCCAAGCGTTGACGCAAGAGGTAGCGGAAGGAACCCATCGCATGATTATCCACGATGACATTACCTTTGACCGCAACATTCTTGCCAAGATTTTACATATTCTCTCTTTTGCTCCCGAAAACAATGTTATCAGTTTCTACAATCCTACAAATGGTGACTATACTGATTGTTACGCAAAGGGCAAGCACGTTATTTCTACAAAGACTAATTTCTGGCTGCAGGCTAGCGTATATCCAAATGACCTAGCCAAGGACTTTGTTGAAACTTCAAACAAGATGACGGATGATCAGACACGTTATGATGATTCGCGCCTTAAGGCATACCTTCAGGCAAAGGGTATCGACCTTTACGCTATCGTTCCCGGTCTGGTTCAGCATTTCGGTGCATACAGAAGCACGTTCAACAATCCAGGCGCCGTAGGTGGCATTCCTCGAAACAGCAAGACCTACGACAACCAGTTTGATGTAGAGTCTGTAGATTGGGAGAGTGAGTTCAAGAATCCTTATTTGGCTAAGTCAAGCAAGGATTGGGTTAAGGAAATCGTAAACAAGGAATTTCTCGATGAATACAAAAAACTCTAAGGAAAATCTAGCCTTGAAATTGGCGAAGGACAATATCGAGGTTGAGCAGGTGAAGCCGCTGCATATTGAATACGTCAAGGTTGATGACATTTATCCGAATGACTATAACCCTAACACGCATGATGCAGACAGCTTCGACCTTCTCATCAAATCGTTGCTCTATTTCGGATTTACTCAGCCTATCGTTGTCAACCGCTCGACGATGCAAATTGTGGACGGAGAGAACAGATACCGCGCCGCCTGCGTCATCGGATATGAGATGGTTCCTGTATGCTTTGTTGACTTCGACGAAGAGAAGTTGAGATATGCAACAATCATGCACAATGCCGCTCGCGGCCACAACAATAATGAAATGATGGGTAGGCTTAAGAATTACCTTGACACCCATTTCAGTAATTCCAGCGACAAGGTATTATTAAACAATAGAAAGAAATGATATTTTACAGTGACAAAAACGTTTATGAGGCAGCTCTTGAAAGATTCAGATACATCTTTCGGGAGTTTTATGGTAAGCGTAAGATTGTCGTGACGATGTCTGGAGGAAAGGACTCTACCGTGGTTCTCAACCTTGCGCACGAGGTTATGAAGGAGATGGGAATTGAAAAGATTCCCGTCCTCTTCCTAGACCAAGAGGCAGAGACTCCAATGACTATCGAGTACATACGATACATCATGCACTTGCCGTGGGTTGAGCCATATTGGATTCAGTCATACTTCCAGGAATGGAATGCCTCAAAGGGAGAATGGTTCAATGTATGGGGGCCTGGAGAAAAATGGATTCGTGAGAAGGAACCAGATTCTTATGGTGATTTGGAGATTCCGCACAATCAGTATTTCTCCAAGACCCTCGATCAGGTACACAGAATGCTCTTCGGCAAAGACTACCTAACTTTAGGTGGTGTCCGTATCGAGGAGTCGCCGGCACGATTGTCGGGTCTTACTAGAGGCGAGTGCCTTCCAGGTATTACATGGGGAGGTGGTGGCGGATATTATAAAGACGGCACACCGAGAAGTCTGGTACTCTACCCTATTTGGGATTGGAAGGTTTATGATGTATGGTATTACATCTTCAGCAACAAGCTTCCGTACTGTAAGCTCTATAACTATCAGTTCACGCAGAAGCCACTCAGAGCGTGCCGAGTAAGTTCCCTCATCCATGAGCAGGCTATCCACGACTTAGGCTTCATCAAGGAGGTTGATCCATGGTTCTATGACAAGCTGGTGCGAAGAGTGGCAAACGTCAACACGTCTGTACACGTCTTTAACGAAGTGGCAACATACTGCTACAACTTGCCACCTTATTTCAAGGATTGGGATGAATACGTTGATTATCTCGCAGACAATCTTTGTGAAGACAAGAAGAATGCGGAGACTATCAAGAAAGGCTACCGTTCCGCCAAGAAGAGAAATGTAGCTAAAGCCGGTCATTGCCAGGAGTGCATTGATTACGTAATACATCAGATTGGTTATACCAGCGCTGTCTGCGTCATTGCGGAAGATTTCGGAATGAAGCGCATTCAGAGCGTAGAGCGTTCTTTGCGTCAGTATTTGAGCGACAATTATGTTAAAATAGAAAAAGCTAATAAGGAATATGAATCTTCAAGAGAACATCAGGAAGGAGTTTGATGCTGCCAAGGATAAGGTGCAGTTTTTGAACGACCTCAGAAAGTATATCAGTTCCTTATCTCCGGAGAAAGTCAACCCTGTAGATTGCGTGCTTTGGGTTGACAAGGATATGGTTGTAGCAAACAACTACAACCCTAACCATGTGGCAGATAAGGAAATGCGTCTTCTCTATACATCCGTGAGGGAAGACGGTTACACAATGCCTATCGTTACCATTTGGGACGAGAAGCTGCAGAAGTATGTAATCATCGACGGTTTCCACAGAAACCTCGTTATCCGCAAGTTTGCGGACATCAATGAGCGATGTGGCGGAAAGCTGCCGATTGTAGTCCTAGACAAGGACATCGACCAGCGTATGGCATCAACCGTAAGACACAATCGTGCCCGTGGAAGTCACTCTGTCGATGGAATGGTAAACATAGTTTTCAATATGCTCAGAGATGGTGTGTCTGAGCGTGAGATTTGCGAAAAGGTAGGTCTGGAGCAGAAAGAGCTTGTAAAGCTTAAATTTGTTACCGGTTTTGCCAAGATTTTCAAGAACTATAAGTATAATGCGGCTATCGAAAAGGTTGTCGACGAGAGACGCGTAGCAAGAGAGACAGCCAAGAAGAAGGAGGATAAGAAATGAAAGTAAAGGTAGTTAAACTCAGTGAAATCTTTCCTTACTATGACAACCCTCGTGACAACACGAATGCGGTTGAACCTACTAAGGAGAGTATCAAGCGTTTTGGATACGTTAAGCCTATCCTCGTTGATAAGGCAGGTGTAATCATTGCTGGTCATACAAGATACGTGGCCGCTTACCAGTTGGGTATGGAGTTCGTTCCTGTCGTTTACTCGGATATGGACGACGAAAAGGCAAAGAAGTACCGCATCCTCGATAACAAGCTGGCAGAGAAGTCTTCTTTTGATGAAGACCAGCTTTTGGAGGAATTGCGCAACATGGAGGTTCCTACAGATATGCAGGCATTCTTCTTTGAGGACATCAATCAGATGCTCAACTTCTCCCTCGACAGCATCAATCAGCAGGCAGAAGAGTATGGTGGCTTCCAGGATGACTATTCTCAGGTTGATGAGGAGAATTTCGAGGCTCCATCCAATGAAGAGGCTGGCGAGAGTGAGGAAGCTCCTTCAGATGAGGAGGAGGAAGACCCTGCCAAGGATTTGTTCGTTCTCAAAGAGCGCGAGGACGGTTCACATTATATGAAGGTCGTTTGCCCATATTGCGGAAATATGGAAACAATTGAAATTGAGGATTAATAGGTATGGAAGAGATTAAGATTAATGACAAGGTAATTGAGTTACCTATTGACAGTATCGTGCCTCATGACGGTTCGCATAAGACTGACGAGACGGCGGTACAGGCAATCATGCAGTCTATCAAGGATTTCGGCATCACTCAGCCTATTTCCGTTGATAAGAACAACGTGATTGTAACCGGTAACGGTGTGTATAAGGCAGCCAAGGCATTGGGAATGGATAAGGTTCCGTGCATCCGTCTTGACTATCTGACTGATGAGCAGATTAAGCAGTATAGAATCGCTGATGACAAGACGTCCGAATTTGCCACTTGGAACGAGAAGAAGCTTCGCAAGGAGCTCTCCTATCTCGGTGATCCTAACAGCATTCAGTTTGCTTTCGATGAGAGCATTGCCGGTATGCTTGGACTCAACGCTAAGCCAAAGGAACAGAAGCCTGCGGCCGCACCTTCCAAGGCTGAGACTAACCATACGGCTAAGAAGGTCGTAACGGAAGCCCAGAAGGACCAGAAGTTCAAGGAGGAAATGAAGGGCGTTGAGGAGAATATCCAGGTCAAGCCTTCAGAGTATTATGAGTATAATTGTTCCGCTTGCGGTAAACTAGTAAAAGTTAAGAAGCCATGACAGATGAATCATCACAGCCGAAAGTAAAGTCTTTCGTACATAGAATCCCCAATCCTGTTGGAAGACCATACAAGATTAAGTCTTCTCAGGAATTATGGGATAAGTTTGTAGCTTACTGTGATGATGTTGAAAATGACCCTTGGCAGCAAAAGACTGGTAGCAATTCCATTTCAGGCGGCAGCGGCAAATCCACAAATTCCATGAGACAAGAGGTAAGGGTTTTCAGAAGAGCCTATACCCTTGTCGGATTTTGTGCTTTCTGTGGCATCGTTCAGAAATGGGCTGATTTCAAGAGAGGTAATCTTAAGAGACCAGGCTTTGAGCAGGTGATAACACAGATTGAGAATGTCGTGATGGCCCAGCAGATTGATGGTGCCATGCTTCATCAGTTTGATTCCAGCATTGTTGCAAGGCTCAACGGATTGGCAGATAAGCATATTCAAGAAGTAACCGGCAAGGATGGCGAGGACTTCAAGTTCCCTAAACTGTCCTTGGATGATATTAAAGAATTACAGAAGATAAATGGACTTTGAGAAACAACGTTTTCTTCATAAGCAGTTAGTGGCATCGTCCCTGCTGCAATTCACTACTAAGATGTTCGCCTATACTGCTCGACGTGAGTATGTAATAGGCGAACATCACAGGATTATATGTGATGCGCTCATGGATGTGATAAGGGGAAAGACTAACAAGCTGATTATCAACATCAGCCCTCGTTATGGAAAGACACTCTTGTGTTCACAGATGTTTATCGCATATGGTCTTGCGCTGAACCCTGCTTCAAAGTTTCTTCATATATCTTATTCCGGAAGTCTCGTCCAGGACAATTCAATGGCAGTCAAGGACACGATAACTTCCACATATTTTCAAACACTATTCCCGAATGTCAAAATCAGAAAGAACGATAACACAAGATCAAAATGGAGCACAACGGCAGGTGGTGGTGAGTATGCTACATCTACCTTGGGTCAGATCACAGGTTTTGGTGCAGGTCAGCCAGACTGGACCGAAGAAGACATAAAGAACATGGATAAGTTTATGGCTACGTTCAACCCCGGTCACTTTTCGGGAGCTATAGTTATCGATGACCCTTTACGACCGGACGATGCTTTGTCCGATAACGTCAGAGAGTCTATCAACAGACGTTTCGAGACAACCATCCGTAACCGTGTAAACTCACGTCATACGCCAATTATCATCGTCATGCAGAGGTTGCACGAGCACGACTTGTGCGGTTACCTCCAAGAGATTGAGCCGAATGAGTGGAAGGTTGTTTCCCTCCCGGCAATACAGACAGACGAGGACGGAAAGGAGCGAGCCTTGTGGCCGTGGAAGCATACGCTGGAGGAGCTGTATAAAATCAAGCATGTCAGCGAGTTCGTATTTGAGACACAGTACATGCAGAACCCAACCCCTATGGAAGGTCTTATGTACCATGCCTTCAGAACATACGATGAGCTGCCGGACAGAAGGTATGCAAGAATGATTGGCAACTACACCGACTCGGCAGATACCGGTTTCGACTTCCTTTGCTCTATATGCTTCGATGCACATGATGACGGCTACTATGTTACCGATGTTCTATATACCAAGCGACCGATGGAATACACGGAACCAGCGCAAGCCAATATGGTTAAGCGCAATCAGACAGACGTGTGTTTCGTTGAAAGTAACAACGGTGGCCGCTCTTATGCCCGCAATGTCGAGCGCATAACAAGGGAACACGGAAACAGAATCACCCAGTTCGTAACGTTCACGCAATCGAAGAACAAACAGATTAGAATCTTCACTCGCTCCAGCGAGGTAAACAATAAACTAGTCTTCCCTTCTAATTGGGAACAGTTGTGGCCGGAGTTCGCCCACGATATGAAATCCTACAGAAAGGAAGGATATAACGCCCACGATGATGCACCGGACGCTTGTACGGGCATCATAGAGAAGTGCGAGGAGTGGCTTAACAATGCTACCGATGCACAACTCAGACGTGGCGGTTTCTTGTAATTTCTTTTTTAAACCATGTTAGCTAGGCGTTTGCTCGTGAGAGTAGGCGCCTTAACTATTTAGAAATCAGCGTATTACAATTTAGTATTTTTAACTAAAATAATCGTTAGCATATTTGCATATATCAGAAAATTTTCGTACCTTTGCATATAGATAAAAGGTAGTACTTTTGAATAAACAGGAGCTACCTTACAAGTTGAACCAATTAAAATTATAAAGATTATGAACGGTCTTTTTGAAACAAAGCTTCTCAAATACAAGAAGCACATTATCCAGGTTTTTGAGGATATGTTCGGTCAGAGGTACGTCTATATCGACGGTCAGACACAGACCTATTCTATTAACAATGCAAAGAGAATGATTAGCCTATGTTGTCAACAGTAATATTCACGGATGGCGTCCAGAAGAATGTGGAGCCATCCAACGGAACGGATTTCTCATTGGAGGAGTTGAGAGGATTTGTTGGTGGACACATCGAGTTGGTCCGACTCAGCAAGTCGCAGGTAATGGTAGTTAATGAGGAAGGCAAGGTTTACGACCTTCCTCAGAACGAGAACGCCACGATGCTTGTGAATATTGCAGGTATTAGAGACGTAATAGTAGGTAATGTATTAGTTTGTGACATTAATAAAATCAAGTAATATGGATAAGAATGATTTGATGAAGTACCTCGTAGAAGAGGCAGAGTATAGTGAGAGTGAAGTAGCCGAAATGACTAACACGGAGTTGCTGGATCATTGGCTGGAGTATAACGGAATTTGCGGTTTCACAGAGGACATCAAGGGTGTTATTAAGGCTGCTTTTGATGTAGATTTGGAGGACTAGCCATGTACAAAGAGAATATAGGAACTGACAGATATGGGCGCACGATGTGCCTATATCACTCCTGCAACACGGTCTATTGCGACCACGTCAAGAACGATAAGGTTGTCAGGACAAGTCAGATTAAGGTAGATAATGACATCATCTTAATGTTCAGTGCTTCGCATACGAGCGGAGCCTACATTTACGATGAGATTCACAGAAGATACGGGAAATGGCTATGAAAAAAAATATCACCATTGAAGTAGAAAGCTCTAGTGTAGAGTGCTACAGTAGCTTCTATACGGACCTGGAGTCTTTCGTCACGCACAGAGTGAATGGTACTCCATTGAGAATTAAAATAACCTCAGATATTAAGTAGCGTATGAAACCAATGTTAGCAACAAGATATTATCCGTCACAGACGAAGTTTCCTTGCTTCGCCCAGCCTAAGTATGACGGAGTTCGCTGCATCCTTCATGAAGGAGAAGGTGGCGAGGTTCACCTCACATCGAGAGGCGGTAAGGAATATGATGTTCCTCAGATTAAGGCTTGGGGAGAGAAACACCGCGGTATGCTTCCTTTGGATGGGGAGATATACAACCACCAGGAATTGACCTTCCAGCAGATATGCTCTGCTGTCAAGTGCCGTTCTTCTATGACTGACAAGCTACGTATGGTTATCTACGATGCACAGATTCCGGGAAGCTTTTCTGCCAGATGGAAAGTTCTGCAGGAGGAGTTTGCTTCCATTGATCCAAATGGACCGGTGTACCTTACGCAGACTTTCGTTGCCCATTCAGAGAAAGACATCAAGCGATGGCACAAGATATTCGTTTCCACCGGTTACGAGGGTGCCATTATCAGAAATGCAGATGGAACCTATACCGAGGGCAGAAGCAATGACCTTATGAAGCTGAAATCGTTCGACACGACGGAGTTCAAGGTGGTCGATGTTTTGGAAGCGGAGGGCAATGATGCAGGTACCGCGATATTCAAACTGAAGTGTGGAGAGTACGAGTTCTGTGCCCGTCCGATAGGTTCAAGGTCACTCAGAGCCCAATATTTAGCCGATAAGGACGAGTTGATAGGTATGGCGGCGACTGTTCAGCATCAAGGTTATTCTGACGCTGGAGTGCCGAGATTCCCGGTATTGTTGAACATTAGGGATTACGAGTAATGGCAGCATTAAATATTAACGAGTATTACGGCTGCTTCTCTTGCGAGGCTGCTGACGAGCACGGAAATGGTTGCAGGCACGGTCTGCTGTTCCCGGTACTGCTTGCGATGGGAAACAAGAGAAGCTGCCCAAACTATAAATTCAAGAAGAAATAACTATGGAGTTAGAGGTTAAGCTAAAAAGAAAGTATGAGTCTAAGACAGAAACTTTAGTCCTGATTAATTACAAAAGAGACTTGCGAAGATGTGTCAACATAACTTATCCAAGAGATTGGGATTGTGAAAAGCTTGATGTGTTCATTCAGAACTTTCACGACGTGAACGTTAGAAAGCCTTTATATGTGTCGGAATGGAGTTCTTTGCTTATGAAAAACAGACTGGAGGAAATTAAGAAACTAGGCTATCGTGTTATTGCTATAAATCAGTTACATGGCTATATAGTAAGAAAGGATGGAAAGTTTCTATCCTATCAGCTTGCAAAATATACATCAGAGGGAGGAATAAGTCTCACATATAAATACGTGCCATCTCGAACACATGGAAGTGGTGCTATACAAGGTGGTGAGAGTGGCTATAATTTTGGATTCACCGAGTTTAGTAAAGAAATGCTGAACGATATGATGGACCACCCGAAGCTTTACGGTAAGGTCGAGCACTACAAAGACTTCAATGAGTACCGCCAGCTGAATGCTGGGTTAACAAAGTCACTCAAAAAATAATCTGATTTTTTTTGGTTCAACACAATAAAGTACCATATGATGCGTTATTAATCTGATAGACGGATTATTAACTAAAGCTTAGCTACCGGCATGACGGGCGCATCATATGGGAATAAAAAAAATACTTTTTTCCTTTGTTATTTCTTTGTTCTGTGTATCCGTTAATGCGCAGGATATTAAATTAGTTCTAAATGATAGTTGTGATTTCGTATCTCAAGACGGGAAGTCCTATATAGTTTTAGAATACCCTGGCAAAACTGCCCATGAGATATATGAGGGAATCTTGACTAATGTTGTAAAATGTTTTAATGATGCTAAGAATGTAACAAATACTGTTCCAGATAGAGCTATAAGCGTTCGTGCTTATTCTGATAATTTAATAGAATATTGTTGGTGGAAAGAACCAAAGAAATTCACTTTTGGGAAAGCTGCATTAGCTTATGTTACAGCAGGAATTAGCTTGGCTGTGGATGCCATTGATAGCGGTTGCTTTTATAATGGAGATTTTTCAGTGTCAGGTTTTTATAAAATCGATATTGAAATAAAGGATGGAAAGGCTAAAGTCAATACACCTTTAATGGATGGAATATCGTCAGTCATAGATCGAGATGGAAACAAAAAAATATCAATTTCTAGTTTTAGTTTCAAAGAGGCTGTTCGTATCAATAGAGACAAATCAGTAGCGACACGTGACAAACAAAAAAATAAAGCTAAAGAGGCGAATTTGAAAAAAGAAAAATATCTCAAAGAGGCCGTTGATAGGATAGAGAGAACCCTTAACGCAATCACAAAATTGCAAGATACAGACTGGTAACCACCTGATTCATAGAAAGTTAAATTCGTAATTTAGGTTAAAAGATTTGGTAATCTGACAAAATTTTCGTACCTTTGCATATAGGATAAAGGTAGTAATTTTGTCTAAGAGCCTACTAAATAGGGCAACTGCAATGTTACGACCTGCCGAAGCTGGGACGCTAGCCGAGGTGATTCTGAGGGCGTAATGAGCGGCTGCCCTTCTTTATTAAATGAGCTCGATGGTTGCTTAAACAGAATCTTATGGCAACAAACGCAGACATGAGCTTGAAAGAGTTCGCAAAGGAAATGCTGGTCGAAGTTAAAAAGGATCAGGAGTGTTTAACAAGACAGAAGGAAATCATGGGTGATCTCCAGGAGAGAATCGATGAGTGCTTCAAGAGAGTGCAGAAGTGCGACATGACAAAGGGTGTTTACTCCACTACGCAGATGGCGAAGGAGTTGGGCATGAGCAGCGCACAGAAGTTGTACGAAGAGCTGAAGGAGGTTGGCCTTGCATTCAACCGGGGCTATGAGTGGATGCTGACAAGTCCCTACTCCACCTATCAGCTAACTGAGGTGACTACCCACGTCATCAAGGGCAAGTATACAAGAAGACCTCTTTGGACGGAGCGAGGCAGACGCTGGCTTCTCGCATTAAAGGAGAAGAACATCATCTGCAACCTGCCGAAGCCGAGAGTGCCGAAGGCTGTTGAGAAGTGTATTGCTTCTCAGTCCGGCGAGAAGAAGAAAGAGGTCAAGGTTGAGACGCCAACACCGCTGATGAAGAAAGCCGAGACGCTTAAGGATGAAATCAACTGCCTTTTGAGTCTCATCACAGAGGTCGGAAAGGGAGAGACGATGCTCCTTATGGGAGACATTATGACAATCTCCACCACCATCAGTGAGCACGTGAGCACATTGGCTTTCGAGGCTTACAAGACATTAAATGCGCCAGCGAGGGCTTGAACCAATTAAATTTCCAAGAAAAGATTTGGATTTTCCAAAATAAAATATTACCTTTGCAGCGGTAAAGGAGAAAGATAAATAGGGATTGGATAGACCTCTCACACGTCGGTCTTCGGATGCAGACTTCGGGAGGGTTTCCAATCCCTTGTTTTTTAGTTTAGTAATCTCATAGTATAAAGGATATTTTCACTTGTAAGTTTAGCCTTACATTCTATTCGTTTTCCTTGATAAGTAGCATGGAATACTTTGAACTGAAAATCATGATGGTTACCTTCCTCAATCCTGTCAAATGTTGCTGTAGGAAACCATTCGTTTACATCGGCTGCAATTTGTATTGTTTCGCTAAGTCTTCTATTTCTAATATTCTTTGCCATCGTTTCAGAAAAGAAATTTCGTCCTACCACAAATTCCTCATTATTATTATTGAGATAAAGCCTTCTAGCCGTTTGACCGTCTGGTAGCTCTACCTCTCTAAATTTTGTTTGCATTGTCTCATTAATGAATTCTCGAAGTCTTGCCCTCACCTCTGGTGAGTTCTGTGCAGCTATTCGAACTTGCCTTTGTGACCTTTCAGAGCGAGCGTATTGGGTGATATAGGATGATTGCTTCACCTTATCTTTATTATCATTTACCCAATTTGTGAAGTTCTTAGGCATAGCATTGCTTGGCTGTTTACCGCTCCAATACTCCTTTTCACTCATTATTACCGGGATGGCATAGCACATACAATTCACGTGCCAACCAACCCAAGGAAAATAACTCGGATAGACACCTGCAAGCAAATCACACATATCGTGCTTATGACTTGGGTTGTTGGTTGTCTTTATCTCCTTGCCTTTAATGTAGTCCATCCTTGCCCATCTTTCCTGCTCGGCAGAACGGTAGGCCATGTTTATCTCGTTACGTGCCAGGCGAACGCTTCTGTACTCGCAGTTCTGAATGGTTATGGCTTTGCCGTATTTCTTCTTATAGGCTTTGGCAAGTGACGGATAATCATTAAGGTACTTGCTGACCTTCTTGCTGAGTTTAACAGCACTCATACCCTTCTCTATGCCGACAGACAGAGATTTCTCCAGAGCCTCCTTTACATCAGCTCTCTGGTTCCATATTCTTTCTGAAAGACCGAGACCTTTAATCTTTCTCTCTATGAAAGCCTTCTTTGCCGCGTTGTTGTGCTCAAAGTAAGCTTTCTGCTTTGCGTCCGCTATCTTCCTAGTAAAGGTACCGATTACCCTTTTGGCAAGTAGGTCCTGCAGCGTGTTACTGTTCTTCCATTCGTCCGATATTCCATCATAGACCAATGCCTGCATATTGTTTGAATAGTAATCCAGCAAGGCATTCACCTTTCTTTCTGTTCTAGGGTAATCATCAAAAGAGAACTCGCCATCCCCATCGAAGTCGGTGGAGGTGGCGATTTTAGCGGACTCCTTGGCAAGAGTCTCATAGATGGAAATGATTTTCCTGGTATAAGCGTTCAGTCTCTTGCCAAGGTCTTTATATGCCTTTTTCTGATTAGGCAGTTTTGGCTTTTTCATACAATTTCATTTTAAAGTGTTTGCAGCAATCCCAGTTGAGAAGAACGCTCCATTCTTGATATGGGCATTTGGCTAGGATAGGCTGACCTTTAAGGTTCATACTATGAAAGTCAGTAGCATGAGCACATTCACGGCAAAAGTGCAGTTTCTCTTCTTCCTTCTTCTTTCTCATGGCTATTCCTCCGAGAATAAGTTAGGCATAGAAGCTGCTGTTCTTGTGGCCTCTACTTCCTCTTCTCCTTGAATCTCGTTGAAAGTCTTGTCAGGATCATCGGAAAGACCGGCACGCTGAATAGATTCCTTCTGGCTGACGAGAGGCTTGTTGCCGTTAGCCTTAAGCCATTTGTCAATCTGGGTATTCTCATCCTCCTGGATGAATGGAGTGATGATGTGCTCTACAGTAATCTCATCCATTCTAGCTGCCCACTTCGTGTTCATCTTGGAAAGGAACGCCTTTATGACGTTGGCCTCTCTCTCAAAGCCTTCAATCCAGGCACCAGTCTCCTCTCCTATCTTAAGATGAGCATCCATGAGGAGTGTCTTTCTTGAATCATAGCCGATATTGCCAAGGCTCTTCATATTCTCGAAACTGATGTCCGGCATCTGAGACTGCATGAAGAAAAGCTTGACGAGAGTGTCAACGTGATACTTAAGAGCCTCGATAGCCTGCTGCCAAGACACGTAGCTAACATCGCCGTCTTCGCTGACTCTATACACCCTCTTGCTCTCTCCCTTTCGCTCCATTCCAACGATGGCACCGGCAATCTTCAAGACAGGAGCGGAATTGTATGCCACAACATCGCTGTTTCGGGAAATGGTGTACTCGATATTCTCACGGATAGGTTTCAATCCTTCCCAGCATGGCTTGTGCCGGTACCAGAAAACGGCTGGAATCTTGTCGATAGAAATCTCATTATCATCCACCAAATTCCATCCGGACTCTTCATCGTCTGAAGACAGGTCCCACTTGTAATGATGGTCTGCGGTATAGGTCTCGAAGAAGGTGTGCTCTGTGTCAGTAACCTTACGCTTATACTCGAATGACAGAGCAAGCAAGTCATCATACTCATCAAAGTAAGGATAGATGTCAACTCCGTCCATTGGAGAGAATGTCTTACATTTCAGTTTGTACTGACTATCGAAGCCGTAGAGCTTGTTAGGCTTCTTCTGCGTGTACCAAAGTGTGAACATCTGGCAAGAGGCGTAATAGCACTTTGCTCTGTGCATGTTCACGGCATCAATGTGTGCACAGGTGTAGATTTTCTCGATTGCACGCACAATCGTCTTCAGTTCCTCGTCAGCCTGATCATACGTATATACGCGCTTGACCGGTATAGCCATTGTGAACTCAGAGATTCTTCGTGTAAGAAGCTTCTCCAATCCGATAGGCAATCTAGCTGCCTTTTCTACAATTCCGTCATCAAGCGTTCTGTCCTGTCTGCCTACGTGGTCGTTTACGATTTCATGGAGCATAGGCTCATACTCAGATAACAGGGTACTCCAAAGTGGAATATCCAACACGCGTTGTTTCAGCTCTCCTATGATGCTGCCAACGTCATTTCTTTTAAAAAGTTCATTAAAATCTATCATAATCTTCGAAGTTTTGATCTGGCAAAATTACGGATATATCCGCATATATTTAATAGTTTTAGTATTTTTAACTAAAATAATCGTTAGTATATTTGCATATATCAGAAAATTTTCGTACCTTTGCATATAGATAAAAGGTAGTAGTTTTGACTATTCAGAGCCTACCTTACAAGTTGAACCAATTAAAATTATTAAAATTATGAATAATTCAGTCGAGACAAAGAAGGAAGAGGTTAGAAAGAACATTAAGAATGCGTTCGAGTCAGCCACAAAGAAAATCAGAGACATTATTTCTGTTTGTCCTGATTGGGAGGTAGAGTGTATTGACGTAGGCTACAAGTCACTTATCGCTCATTTGAATTTGAAAGGAGTAGGAAGAGACATGATGGTGATTCGCTACCAAGCAAAGGTAGGTAACTTCCAGGAAGAGTCATTTAACACCAATGTAGCAAGCTTCGGCAGCTTTGATCTTCTGGAAACAAACGAAAACCTTAAGTACTACACTGCGGTTGGCGACATCCTCAATCATAAAGACATGCTTTCGCTTTTGAAAGAGACAATGGTTTTCTTTGCAAATAAAATTGCAGAGCTACGTAAGGAGTACGATAAGTTAGATAAGGAGGATTAGTTATGACAAAGCAAGAAGAAATCGATATTCTACAGTCCTTGAAAGGCGATACCTATTTCGCTCAGTTCTTCGGTAGCAAGGACATTGACCAGATGTGTCAGAACATCAATAACGACTTTGCCATTGAGGGCGGATGCGGATTTAGTCAGAAAGCAGAAACTTTAGAGCGAATTAACGCAGACCTCAAAAAGGAGTTTCAGCAGAAAATCCATGATTTGGGAATGGAGCTTATCAAGATTCTAGACAGGGGATTTGATGAGGATGCCATCTACCAGTTGGTTGAAGGCGAGGTCGGAATTGATGCTATCATCAAGTTCAAGCGTAAGAACAATCTGGATATTACAGATAAGGAGTTAGATTATATGATATCAAAACTTCCATGATTATGAAGCATATATGTAGTAATTGTATAGCTTCCGAGATATGCTATAGTGAAGGCAAGAAGCCTAATGACACTTGCCTTCATTGGGAATGGAGATATGCAGGTTTATGGTTTGACAATTAAATGTAAGACAATGGGAAAAGAGAAAGTTACAGTAAACGATTTGAAGGTTACACTCTCAGAGATTGGTGTAACATCAGGCTTGAAGCAGGAAAAGATTATCCAACGCCTGCAGGTCAATGGCTGCTTGATTGCAATGGTAACAGATGTATTGGATCAGCTCATCAAGGATGAACAGGGCATGTTTAGGATGTTAAGCGTTCAGTACAAGCAAGAGCAGAAGATGCACTACACTCAGATGCAGGATGCAGCCAAAAAGTACTACTTCCATTTGAAACCCTTTAATAAGAGTTTCTTCGGTGACGAGAGCATTTGCGCAAACCTGGAGGATAACGCAAATGACATCTATGAAATCATCAAGCTTCTTGCGGACCATACTAACGACCACAAGGATATGGAAGTGATTAAGAGAAACCTCAGAAAGAGAAAGTTGAACCATCATATTTTCGATTAAGATTATGGCAGATTATAAAGTTGAAGTAGATTTATCGGACTTGTTCGATAAAATATGACCATCAGTGAACAGAAGAGCTTTTTAGTTGATAAGTTCTGCTCATTACCAATGAGCTCGATGGAAGAAGTGGTTGGCGAAATGTTGGAGAACCTTAATGGCGATCAGACAGCCAAAGTTATAGAAGACGCTTTTGATAACTTGCATGAGCAAGCTCAAGAGCATGTTATCAACTATGTGAACGAATAAGGCTATGATGTCGGATAAACAATATAGAGTTGCTCGCAAGGGTGTTGTCGAGCAACTTAAATTAGCTCAGAGACTTCATTGCAAGCACATGGAGCAGAAGTATAAAGAGGCTTTGGAGAAGTTAGAGAAACGCTTCTTAAAGCCGGATGCCGTTGGCTGCTTCGATTTGGGCGCAAGGGTATCAAATAGTTATTATCATCTTTAAATGGTTAAGGTTATGGCTACAGCAAATTTTGAAATTGGAAATAAAGAGTTTGAGGTACGTTTCATACGAGAATCAGGTTATCCTCCAACAAAGAATGAACGTGGTTCTTCATTGATTGAGTATGATGTAACGACATACAAGGATAATCAGCCAATGATGAAGAAGTTCAATCAAAAGAGGCGTGTTTATTTTGACCTTGAAGGTAATGTTTATAAGGATAAGCAGAGCAACAAGGTATGGTTCAATCTATATAAAGCAAGCTAATGGTTATGGGAACCAAAGTAGAAGTAAGAACTATTCCTTTGCATGGATTGTTTATTCATCGCAAGCAGGTTTGGCGGTCACTCGGTAAGCTGAGAGCTGAAAGCCATTCTACGACAGCGCAAAAGGTGTTTATGAATGAGCATGATATCGAGGTATCAACTGAGAATGCTGATTTCATTGATGGCTTGAAAGTCACTCCTTATGATGGTGAGCTGCCCAAAATCTCAAAATACGCTGATTGTAGCAAGAGCTATTATCAGCATTGTTTAATTCAAAAAACGATTTAATTATGGTAGAAAAGATTAATATAGTGGAAATTCTAAAGGATAAGCCACAAGGAACTAAGTTATATTCTTCCGCTTGTGGTAAATGCAAGTTAGAAGAAGTAGATGATAAAAGTTTCAAAATATCCTTTTATAATTCAAAGTTCGGTTTTATGAATGGTGGAGAAAGGGTATCTTGATAAAAATGGCAAATTGTATGATGATGGAGAGTGTATTATTTTCCCATCAAAGGAAATGCGTGACTGGAGTAAGTTCGCCTGGAAGAAAGGCGATGTGCTTATCAATAGTTGTGGATTTCAGTGCATTTTCAAAGAATGGGCATCTGATGATTATACAAAGTTCAACGGATGCTATTCTAATAGCAAGGATGGTTACGAAGACGTGTCAAATGCAGAAACAGCTAAGTTTGTCAAGTTAGATAACAATATTGCCTATGGATATGTCAGAGAGATTGAAAGAAAATTAGGTGGCATACTAAACCTTGAGACTTTGGAGATTGAGAAGACTCAGCCAGAGTTCAAGGATGGAGATATAGTGGTATATGGAGAATCAGTAGCAATATGCCGAAGGTTTTATAAGCATACCCTTAGTTTCTATATTTCTCTAAATGAAATGTTTGGATTATTGTTTGCCGATGAGGTGGAATCATCTGAAGAGTATAGATTTGCTACAGAAGAAGAGAAACAGCAGCTCTTTGATGCTCTCGAAAAGGAAGGCAAGGCTTGGGATGCTGAGAAGAAACAGATTGTGGATATTAAAAAAGAATACCAATTCAAACCTTTTGAGAAAGTATTAGTTAGAGACTCTATTGATGATGTGTGGAGAGCAAGTTTCTTTAGTCATATTAAAGAAAATGATGGAAGATATGTAACTACATGTGTTACTTGGAAATTCTGCATTCCTTACATCGGTAATGAATCATTGTTAGGTACAACTAAATACGTGGAGGGCTAGATATGGACGAATCTTTTAAGAAAGAACTTATAGAGCATTGTAAAAGGCAAATGCAACGCTTTGAGAGAATGGGAAGAACAGATTCTTTCGCATATAAAGAACATGCTGTTTTACTTAGTTTTCTTGAACGTTAATATTTACATTTTTAATACAACAATAGTTATGATAGACGATAAGAAAATAGAAGAAGCTGCACAAGGAACAGCAGACTTGTATGAGCAAGACTTGCCTATAATGTCTTATAATGAAGACACAGAGGTTGACGGTCAGCATCACTTCTGCCAAGAATTTGGCGCTGAGTTGTTTAAAGATGGTGCTAAGTGGGCTATCAATGAGTTCTTGAAGAACTTGTGGCATCCTGCTAGTGAAGCACCAAAACGTAGATGCAACTATTTATTGCTTCATTACAAAGACAAAGAAGAAGAATGTTTTGAAGCTGATGTCGTCGATACAAAGGCTTGGGATTGTTACATTAAAGGCTCATTAGTAGAATATATCAATATTGATGATTTGTTCCCAAAGGAAGGAGGTGAGCAATGATTAGAGACGATGCAAAGATAATTGTAACATCAACTTGTGTATCACTTAAAGAAGCCTTGACTAGTGAAGAAATCAATGAAGCTCATATCTATAGAGGTTATGATTGCATTCCGCAACTAAAGTATGCTGGCAACCCTCCTAGCGGCAAGGAAAATCGCAGAACTAGAAGGATGTTGGAACTCAGAAAAAGAAAGGGTAGATTATGATAGACATAAAGAAGAAAATCCAAGCCGCCAGAGATTACGCAAGCAAAAGCTATCGTGTAATCAGAAAGGTTAGCAAAAACGGCTTTATGGTTCAAAGAGATAAAAATGCCGATAAGCATTTCTTGGATGGCATTGATTGGGCAGAGAAAGAGATATTCAAAGATTTGATTCATAATGCTAACGAAGTTCCTCAAATTGGCAGAGGAAGGATTCTTGCATACTCAAGAGACTGCGGTTACAGAAATCTTTACAACCTATACGATATGATGTACAAGACTGATTGCGCCACATATCAAGAAATGTGGGAATTAGAAGTTAAAGCGTACCGTTTGAATGGTTGGATATACGCAGATGAATTGTTTGAATTAATTATCAAAGGAGGTGAGCAATGAAAGATATAAAAGTTGGAGAAAAAATCATTATTGAATGTATAGAAACAAACGAAGATAAACCATTTGTTTGTGAAAAGTGTTTCTTCTGTAACATATTACTACATTGCCCTTATAGGTGTAGTGCAGCTATCCGTAAAGATGGAAAAAATGTTATATTTAGAAGAGTTAAGGAGTAAAGCGTATGAAACAGAAGTTAAAAATGATATGGCGAATCCTCCGTGACAGACAGGTTGTAGTAATAACCGAAGCCCACGGAAAAATGTACTATAATTGGAGCACTAGAAGTATATCAGATGTACTTCAAATGTGTCACAAGGTATGTGAAATGGCTCTTATGATGGATAATAAAAAGTAAAACGTATGGAAAAGTTAGAATATATTCCAGGAGATTTGGTCATGACAAACGGAGTACCTAGTGGTACTGCCAAAGATGTCGTTTACCGAGTAACATCATCAGACCCATCAAAGACTTTGAAGTTAGACGATGGAACGGTTCTGAAAGGTGTTGTCTGCTTAGAGAACATCGAAGGTGCGGAATTAGGAGATAAAGGTTATCTCTTAGGCGATTGTGGTGCATGGGTTAAGGATATTGTTCCTATTAATCTTGTGCCCGCAATTTTGGAGAAGAATGGATGGAATAAATCCACAAGCTGGTTTTACGTTGGCAGCGAAGAGCGTGGCTATCAGTTTTCCAAGGAACTAGATGACAAATGTGACGAGCTTGATAGAATGACTTATGGCGACTTACAAATCAGTCAATGTGAAAATCTTAGAGATTGGAACTATATAAATGAATGTAATCACTATTTTCGTTTTGAATTTACCTATGTTCACGAACTCCAACATTTATTATATGCCTTGCATATAGATAGTAACTTAAAAATATAATGATATGACACAGGAATATATAGTTGGTGATGTCGTTGAGTATGACAACAAAATCATGGTTGTTAAAGAACCAAGAGACGGAAGACACTTTGACTTGTCTTGTCAAGGATTGGTGCGCTGCTTTGTTGGTGTTGATGAGACAAAGCCCGTAAGTCTTACTCCAGAGATTCTAGAGAAGAATGGCTTTGAACATGATACAAAGTATTGGTCTAGAACAGGGATAAATGATCAAGAATTATATGACTATTATAAGAAAAAAGAATTATTCTCTTTAGTTAAGGATAGAGATGAATATATAATAAGATTTTCTCCTTTATTAGTTATTGTAATAAGATACGTCCATGAACTTCAACATTTTCTCTTTGGTTTGAAAATTAATTATGAAATGGAGGTGTAGGTATGGAAAAGAATGTTATACTATCCGATGAAGAGTTGGAATTACTCATAACAAGCTTGCATTGTGTCGATGAAAGAACTTACAACTGTTATACTCGAACATGTACACCTTGGAGTGAAGCTAAAGAGTTGAAAGAAACACTAAGAGTGAAGCTGATAAGAGCGCAGCTTAATGTTTAACGCCTTCGGGCATAATTTTAAAGATATGACAAAAGAAGAATTAAAAGTAAAGGTTGACAAACAACTAAGCATTATCAATGATGCTAACGATGAGATTTGTTCTTACGTAAATGATTACATCGAAAGTCTTCCATACAAGGTTGGCGACAAAGTTAGCTGTTCCAGATGCGATGTTTGTTGGATTAAAAGTATTGTTCCGGAAACAAGTTGTAGTGGCTATACTGGCAAGATTGAGGTAAGAATCAACCCTGCTAAGAAAGATGGCACTCGCTCCAATAGAGAGTTTGTACTATGGAGTATGGAAATTGATTGTATCAAAAAGATTAGTTAACCATCCTGCAAAGGATATAAAATAGATAGTAAGATGAAAAAGTACATTGGAACAAAGTTGTGAATGCCACCCCAGCGTGGCGAGTTGATGGCAAAGTGTATCTCAAAGATGATGCTGTGCCAAAATCCATGAATCGTGAAGACGGTTACAAGGTAGTCTATGAGGGCGGCTATGAAAGCTGGTCTCCTAAGGACGTGTTTGAGAAAGCCTATCGTGAAGTAGGCTCTGTTAACTTCGGTGGTGCTATTGACTTATTGAAGGCAGGTCTTGCTGTAAGACGCAAGGGATGGAATGGCAAGGGATTGTTTATCGTTAAGCAGGTTCCTTCTCATATCACAGGTGACATCATTCCTAATATGCAGTCACTCCCTCAGTCTGCCAAGATCATCTTGATGAACCGTGAGAATCCTCACATTGACTATACTAATCAGATGCTTATCATCAATCCAGATGGAAGAGCAGATTCTTGGGTTCCTTCCGTATCTGATGTATTTGCGGAAGATTGGGAAGTTGTAACAGATTAACTAACCACCCTCTCCCTTTTACAGGAGAGGATAAAAAGAATAGAATTATGATTAAGACAGTTTCAGACCCTACTTTGATGTGTGAGGGATGTGTGTATGATGGTAAGTTTGAGTGTATTCAGCACGCATGTTGTGCAGACCCGAACAATCCCGTTAAGTACATTGAAGTAACAGAGTAACTAATAGCCCTCTCCTTGGTAACAGGGAGAGGGTAAAAAGAAGAGAATATGGCAGAGATTATTTATTTTGGAACAAATGGGTGTTCCGGTCATTATCCTATTGGCATTGACAAAACGCTGACAGGGGCAGAGTATGAGATATGGCGCGAATGCGATAATGAAACTTGGATAAATAATATCCGAAAGAATCCTGGTCGCCATCTCATCAAGCATCACGGAGAGGTTTATACTAATTATGGTGTTCCTTTCTCTGTAGATGATGAAAGAGAAGGCTCACATACCGAACTATTTTGGAAAGGCATTCATACGAAAGAAGAAATCGTCAACTTGATAAAGAACAATCAGTTTTTGGCAAGGCAATTCAAAATGGATGAGGCAATTAAAGATGTGGCAACAGTTTGTGGCGTCAGGTACAAAGATGTTAAATCTGCGATAAACATGACACAAGCATTCGCAGGTGGTAAAAAGAAGAGAATATGAATGCAAATAAAATAACATTAGCTGGCTATATTGTATATCTCCAAAGTATGTATAAACGATATGGCAATATAAGTATAGCGCAACTAAAGCATATAGAAAGAAACAGAAAAAAGGAGGATAAGCAATGAGTAAAGTAACTGCAATTAATATAATTATTAAAAAGAAGAATCAATTAAGAAAGCATAAAGAGGGATATGTTTCTTACATTAATATTGATGACGTTCTTGTGTGGTTGAACGATATTCAAAAAGAATTGGAGGATGAATTATGACAAGAGAAGAATTACAAAATAATCATGGCGATGCTGTCTGTGTATATTGTAACAAGAACATCATTCCAGAGCATAATCTTGGTATAGGTTGTCTTTGCGAAGGAAACTGGTGTGAGGAAGCACAAGATGGCTACGCAGATGAAAATAACATAGAGTTGGAGGATTGATATGACAATAGAAAAACTTATTCAGAAGGCTTATGAGTTCGAGAAAAAGAACAAAAGTTTCACTTGGAAGCCTAAAGATTTCCCTGAGGATATGAGCGAAAGTAGTACTATTGATGAGCTTGTGTCAGAAGGAGATAATATGTATGATGCTTTGAAAGAAGCGGTTGAGTTAATTCACGACCTAGCGGTTGAGTTAGAATATAAAGACGCAGTGGAGGGATAGTTATGGCATGGGTAGCAACTAATGGAAATGGTAAGGAATTTCTTTTTGAAAAGAAACCATACAGAAGTGGACGTGGAGAATATGGATATTGGAATCCTACATATTCTGGTATCGGTGGTTGTGTTCTTATACCTCATGGAAGTATCAAGAAGCTCATCGGAAGAGAGTTATCTTGGAGCGATGAGCCAGTAGAACTTAAAGAAGAATAGCTTATGTTTGGATTTTATGTTATACTTACCATAGTTGTTCTATTTATAGCTTTTATGGGTGGAGTTATCGGTTATTTAATTGGTAAATATTGGAAGAGATAAATATGAGCATGCAAATATGTAAGGAAGCCTATCAAGAATTGATAGACGGAGATATAGAATGGCTTCTTAGACAGCCCAGAGACCTCGAAAGAGACCATATAGAGGCAGTGCTAAGAAAGAGTGTTGAACTTTTATACGGGAAGGAAGAATAGATTATGTATAGACCGATTACGATGTATCAGATTGTTTGTGATAGATGCGGAGAAGTGTTTGGTGGCACAGATACTTGCTCTGCACTATTCAGCAACAAAGAAGTTGATATTGGTGACTACTCTGATTGGGAAATGATAGATGGTAAGCATTATTGTCCCGATTGCTACGAGGTGGAGGTCATTGATGGAGTGTATAATGTTAAAGCAAAATAGATATGAAGATAGAAAGTATCAAATTCAAGGCTAAACGTCTTGATGGTAAAGGATGGGTTTGCGGATATTTCTACGAGGAGAATGGTAATACATACATCATTGAGAATCGTCAGAAAGAAAGCAAGTTAAACAGAAATCTCACTTATCAGGTTGACCCTTCTACAGTCTGTATGTTCACAGGGTTGAAAGATTGTGAAGGAAATGAGATTTGGGAAGGTGATATTCTACAGGATGTTGATGATGACAATATTAAGTATGTTGTTACTTTTAATGAAGGCACATTCTTGGCGCGAAAGGAAGGTTTCTATATAGGTATTCCTCTTCACGAATGTGTAGGTAGTTTGGGTAATGATGTAGTAACTTATGCAAAAGTTGTCGGCAATAAATTCGATAAGAAGGAGTAGTGTATGAAAAGTATATTCTCTATGTTTGCTTATTGGGATAGAGTACATCAATTCCCAGACGGACATATTAAAGTAGAAAATAATTTAGCGTGGTGGAGAAAACATATGCATTTTCGCAGTAGTAATAAAAAAACACCTTTTTAGCGTATGAAAAAAGAAACAAGAAATGTAGTAGTTCTCGATTGGGAGGATAAAATTAAGCTACAACAATTTATCAAGGATTTGGAACAAATCTATGAGACTTATAAAAGTCCTTGCAAGGAACTTACATGTATCGGTAATACACTTTACTATCTCAAAACGATTGAGGAAGGGATTAATTAGCGTATGAAGAATAAGATATTAGATTTAATCAAATCAGCCGTTTTGCTCATTTTGATTTTCTTAATAGGTGTAATTGGTTTTAGAGTTTCTTTCAGCTTAGGAACTCCACACGAAAAAGAAGAGTTTAATATAAAAATATTCACCAAGAAAGGGCATGACTACCTGTTTGTGGGCAGGGAACATGGAGCTTGCGTTATTATTCACGCTAGTAGTTGTCCTTGTAATAAAAAGAAGTAACATATGAAAGTTAGATTGGCAAAGAAGATAATGAAAGCAGACACTTATGCTGATTATCCAAGTAAGCATCCTTCACCTTACTGGAAAGCGAAGTTTAAGGCAGCTTATAACGAGTATGGTTGTGTTACGTTCTGTGAAGATTCGAGCAAGTGTAAATACCGCAACAAGTTCGACCGTCGTATTGTAAAGGCAGAAAAGATTACTGCAAGATATTCTCGTAAGCTAATGAATTGCCTTGCTAGGTTTGCTGGCAAAACTCCTTTCGAGATTAGAGATATACTAAGTAGTGCAAATAAGATAAAAAGTTTTAGCGTATGAAATATACAGATGATCATGAGCACAATCCCATCCTTGGTAAGGCAGGGGCTTTCGTGGATATTCTCAGTAGAGTACCTGCTGATACGGATATTGTGCTTTATTGCAATAATGTGCTTTCAGATAGATTTAATGCAAATGCTTTGAATATATCGTTAAGTGACTATAAGCCGTTTGAACATACCATTAACTTAAAGAATGACGGAACGTTAGAAAATACGTTGAAGGTCAACTTTTGTGTAAAATGGAATAGAGACAAGAACTTGGCTGAAGCTGAGATTTTCGCAGCACTATTCCGAACACTTGAAAGCATCTTTCGTGATTACAAGCAATATGATTGTCGTAAGTTGCCTAAGCCAGAGGCGATAGCAGAAACGGCAGCTAACAATCCGTGTGCGTTCCTTGGTATGCTCAACGAGTTTCAGAAGAAGTACAAAAACAAGAAAGAAACTAAAAGTGAATAGCGTATGGAAAGATTAACTAAGGCTATGGATAAGTATTTATCCGAAGCTAAGAAGAAGGTACTGACTCTCACCGTCAGCAAGCAATGGTTCGATATGATAGTATCGGGCGAGAAGACCGAGGAATATAGAGCACCTAAGTCGTACTGGATAAAACGTTTGCTTGTCTCTAATAGTGATAGTACAGACATGAAACTTTTGGCAGAAGCTATAGACGGGCGAGTAGATATTATCAGTCAGTATATACATACTAATTTTATGGGTTTTAAGCCATATACCCACGTCCTCTTCATCAACGGATACCGCAAAGATAGCCCACGAATTGAGAAGGAGATTGAGAGTATCACCATCGGCAAGACGAAGAAAGGTCTTTGCCCAGGCAAGTGGTTGGATCATGAGTTTTTCATTATTAAGTTCAAGTGATATGATTGCAATTAAAGTATCTTCCGAGAACATCCAAGAATTATGGAAATGCCCGGACGTTTCAGAGTTAGTAAAGACTGTCAGCGGAGACTGCACTAAACAGACATTGATAGTTAGGTTGAGAAATCGAGAGTTCTATGTTCCTGATGGATTCTATCTCGTGAAAGACGAGAATGATCGATGGAGCACACTCAGCCCATCACTGTACGAACTTATAAAAGACAAGGTTCATGGTGAGAAGTGAGGAGGATATCCGGGAATACCATAGAAGGTACTACCAGGAGCATAAGGAACATTTATTGGCAAGAATGGAAGTCTATCGTAAAGAGAACGCTGAAAGGATTGCTGCAAACAGAAGATATAACAGAAAGAGAAAGAAAGCCTTGGGCGGCTTAATGAACCCAAATATAAAATAATGAGTAGAGGAAAATATTTTAGTGCAGAAGAGATTGAGTTCATCAAGGTTAACGCTTTGGTGATGACGACAACGGAGATTGCAAAGCAGCTCAATCGTAATTATTGGGCCATCCATCGAAAGATGAAGGAAATTGGTATCAGCAAGAGCCACGTGTTTACTGCTGACGAGGATTTCATCATTCGCAGAATGTATGGCAAGTACCCGGTAAAAGCCATTGCTACCAAGATTGGCGTGGACGAGAACGCTATTTACAACCGTTGCAAGAAGCTTAAGCTAACGAAAGGAGGTGCGCAATGATTGTCATAGTTACCGCTATGGATAAGGAATACGACCTTATCAGCGAATGGATTGCAAAGAATTGGCTTGACTACAAAAATGTTCAAAACATAGCTTTAATCAAGTCTGGTATTGGCAAGGTTAATGCGGCATCTTGCTTGACAGAATTTCTTTCGTCGAATACGTCCAGCAAAGTTACAAGAGTTATCTCGGTAGGATGTGCCGGTGCTGCTGTTGCCGGTTTAAAGCCTGGTAATGTCGTGATTGGCAATTCGTACTGCTACCACGATGTATGTTGCGGCGAACCGAATGCCAACGGGCAAGTTCAAGGTATGCCGGCAGTCTTTCCTTCTGATTTCTCCTGGATTGATATGGATGAAAGATTCAGATTAGGAACCATAGCTACGGGAGATAAGTTTGTCACTACGAGAGAGCAGGTATTGGCGATTAAGGATTTCCTTCCTAATTCGTATAACGTATGTGCTATTGACATGGAGTCTGCTGCCCTCGCGCAGGTATGCTACAAGAAGGGTATTGGTTTTACGTCCATCCGAGTTATTAGCGATAATCCCCTGGAGCCGAACCAGACCGAGCAGTATGCAGTTTTTTGGGATAGTCTTGCCGAAAAGGCATTTAGTGTTGTTTGTAAATTATTAGAGAATGATACCAAGTTTTAAAGTTGATCATACGAAACTGAAGCCAGGTCTTTATGTTTCGAGAGTAGATAAATGGGGCATGGAGACTGCTACCACATTCGATATTCGCGTGTGCAAGCCAAACAAAGATATGATGTCACCTGCTGTCGCGCACACAATAGAGCATTTGATGGCGGACTACCTACGAAATGACAGCCCTCTTAGCAATTCCGTTCTGTATTTTGGACCGATGGGTTGTCTTACAGGTTTCTATCTTATCCTTAAAGGTACGTGGACTTCAAAGCTCATAAAGGAAATGATAGTAGAAGCCTTCAAGGCTTGTTCGCTATCAAAGACGATTCCAGGTGCATCGGAAGTGGAATGCGGTAATTACAAGCTCAACGACTTAAAAGGAGCAAAAGAACTATGTGATATGTTCTCCGTATATCTATCCACAGCTGGACCGGATAAGCTCAATTATCCAGATTAATATTTATATGTAACCATAAAGTATTTAATCATTAAGTATATTTCCTTGCAATATATTTGGTGATTAAATACTTTTTTTATAATTTTGCAGCATTACTTATTGCTATCGCTTCGTACTGGGATATTTCTTGAATTTTATTGTTCAATTAAATATTTAGTTAGAATGAAAAAAAGAACGAAGCAAGTTTTAGTTATTCTGAAACCCAAATCAAAGGCGTTGGGGTTCAGTAGAGAGGAGTTAGAGGGTATTGCTGCCGATGTTGCCAATAACTTAGAACTCGATGAAGAAGCCTCAGACGAGGATGTAAACGCAGAGATTGAAAAGCAGGTCAATGCGGTTCTTCCTTATCTTAAGATTGCGCAAAAGACTGCGCAGCGTACTATCCAGAGTTTTAAGGATAGTCAAGACTTGGATGACGACGAGGTCGATGACGATGATGATGACCCTGCCGGCAACAAGAAACCAATCCGCAAACAGAAGAGAGAGAAAGATGAGCAGGTCCCAGCATGGGCGCAGGCACTCATTACTCAGAACAAAGCCTTGCAGACCGAAATCCTCGGTTTGAAGTCAGAGCGTGAGAATGATGGCCGCCGTTCTAAGCTGAAGGCACTCCTTAAGGACAAAGGTACGTTCGGAAAGACTGTCTTGAAGAATTTCGACAAGATGAAGTTCGAGAACGAATCTGAGTTCGATGATTTCTACGATGGTGTTGTGGAGGACTTGGCAGCTATCGATCAAGAGCGTGCTAACGAAGGTCTCGGAAAGCTTGGTGCTCCTGCGGCTCAGAGAAAGCCTAAGAAGGATGAGGTTGAGGTTATCAAGGACAATGAGATTGATGAGCTTGCCGAAACAATGTAATCTTTAAATTTTAAAAGTTATGTATGGCGTAAGCAAGACAGAAACGTATGATTCAGGCAAGGAGTCTGTAATCATCAGAAATTACGTGAATGGCATCATGGGTGGTGTCGTTCTTGACTTGACAGGTTTCTCTGGAGAGTTCATCCAGTGCGGACACATTATCATTCGTGACACTACGTCTGGCGAGTACAAGCCAATGCCTGTAACAGGTGGGGCTTATGCTTCTTTGCCAGCGAGCCACGAGTATGTTGGCATCTGTATGACAACAGTTCCGGCAGATACCCCTCATGTTGGTGTTATGACGGCAGGTGAGGCTAACGATAAGGCTGTCCCTTATCCTGTCGATACAATCAAGGCAGCTTTGAAAACAGCCGTTCCTACTCTTCAGTGGGGACACGATGCAATCGGTTAAGGAGGTGATTTATGCAACAGAGTTCTTTATTTCTTAAGTATATCTTGAGTTTCTTCCCAATCCTGAAGACATTGATTGAGAAGATTAACGGTAAGCGCAAGAACGAGATGACGTATCTCCACAAGGATACATCCATTCTCCGCCGCGTTTATTCTACCGACAACAAATGGGAAGCCGACACAGTTGATACCTCTTACGTAGCTGCTGACTACGTGGCAGTGGATTCTCCTGTTCCTTTGAAGTCTCGTGACAAGATTTCAACCGCCAACGGCAAACTGCCAAAGGTCGGTATGAAGAAATTCTTGAAGGAGTCAGATATCCTCGCTCTCAGACTCATGGAAGCACAGGGCGGTCAGACAGCAGAGATTCGCCGTAAGTTGGCGCAGGACCCGGTAGCTTGTAATGTCGGTGTTGATGAGCGTAATGAGTATGCACTTCTGTATGGTCTCTCTAACGGCTACGTAGCTGTCCGTGACGATGATAACCCAAAGGAGTTGCTCCGTATCAAGTATGAGTACTTGCCGGAAAACCAGCTCGGCATCAATAACGTCAATGACGGTGTTACCGTTGCCGACTTGAAGGATTGCATCGAGCGAGCATCGAATGATGGCAACACCATTTTGATCTTCTGGATTGGCAAGGCTAAGTTTGACGAATTGAAGAAGGCACAGGACGCTCGCGAGCTTGTTGCCAACTACAAGGGTCAAACTTATGATTCCAATACAAAGCTGCCGGTTCCTACTGCCAGTGTATTCCAGGAGGCATTCTTGGACGAGACCGGTGTATCATTCCGCATCATCAACCGTACTGTCCGCTTGGAGCAGGATGGTGTGAAGAAGAGTGTTAAGCCTTGGAACAATGATATGATTATCGGTGTCTGCTCACAGATGATTGGTGCCCTCGTTTACGGTCAGGTAGCAGAGGCAACCAACAGAGTGGCAGGTGTAACCTATCAGCAGATTGATTACAAGCTCATCTCTCAGTATTCAACAACTGATCCGTTGCGTGAGACAACTGCGGTGCAGGCATACTGCTTGCCTGTCATCGAGGACGTTGACACAATCTATCAGATTAATACTAAGCTGGCAGACCCTGATGTTTCGGTTGATACCGAAAAGGAGAAAGCAGATACAGAGGACGCTAAGGTAACAATCTCTGATGTGACCTACAAGAAGCCGGAGGCTATCACAACTCTCAACGCTCTTGGTGCTACACTTGCTAGTGATGCCAGCGACAAGGAGATTATTGATGCCTACAATGAGCTGCCTCCTACAAAGAAGAAGGAGTTCAAGGATAACGCAGCTAAAGCTGAGGAGTAATCATGAAGACGGTCGGACAAGCTTTGGTGGATGAGGTACACATCCCTATCCCCTATGGTTTCGTGGAAAACGCTTGCATAAAGCGTGACCTCGATGTCGAATCAGAGTTCACTGGTGACGTTGCTAGAAGTGACGCATACAAAGGAACGCTTGCCGACTGTCTGCTTTCTCTCATACAAGCCGTTAGCTTCTCCGAAGCGGACAAATCAATAGGTTCCCTCTCGGAAGACCAGCGAAAGGCTATATTAGTTCAAGTCAATCGTTTATATAACTCTATCGGCGAGGAGGAGGTTTCACTTGCTCCAAAGCCGACAGTTTACATTAATTGCTGATGAGTCTATTGAGTTTTCATGCCTCAAAGCTATACCGGCAGCAGAAGGTAGCTGGCTATACAGATGATGATGGAAATTATCACCAGGGCAAGACCGAGTGGAAGTTCTGCTGCACTTGTGATGTAGTTCCTGCTGGCGAGGCCAACAAGTTAGTTACATCTGACGGTTCTATTGATTACTACTCCTACGAAGTGCATAACTTGCCCGTAGGAATTGAAAAGTTCTCTTATGGGGATTTTATCAAGCTAGAAATTTTAGGGGCAGAGGAGGTAATTATCAGGGTCAAGGGATTTCATCGTTATCAACTCCAGTGTAAGATATGGGCATAAGAATGACAACCAGCGCTTCCGCTCTCGATGCCTTCCTACAAAGAGCCGCAAGGAAGATACAGGAGAATGTGCTTAAAGCATTGAGCAAGCTAGGAGATGAATCTGTGGTTAGAATCCGTAACAGGTCTGCCAAGGAAAGCTGGATAGACCATACGGGCAACCTAAGAAGTTCTATAGGCTTCGCCGTGTACGAGCAGGGAAGTAAATATATGGAATCAGCCTTTTCGCAGGTTCTCAGTGGCACAGACGGCTCTGCAAAGGGCAAGAAGATGATCAATGACCTTGCTAAGGAATATTCCAGGGTTTATGCTTTGGTTGTCGTTGCCGGAATGGAATACGCAGGAGAGGTGGAAGCCTTGGAAAGCAAGGATGTCCTCGCATCAACGAAGCTATGGGCCACATCCATTGTAGAGCAGCGTGTGAAGACAGCAATAGACTCAGCAGTTAATGAAATAAACAAGTGGAAGATATGAAATCAGACGGAGCAATTAAGACAGATGTTTACCGGTACATCAATGAAAGCGGTTTTATGAACAACGTCAATGGCAAGCTGTCAAAGACGATGAGACCGCATAATTCTCATAAGGAAGATGTCGTTATCTCCATCTTGGCTAATGAGGGAACGCAGCTTCAAACGGCAATTATAAATGTAAATATATATATACAAGACCAGGACGTAGATGGGCAGTTCGAGGAGAACACTATCAGAGTTGACGAAATCTGCAAACTGGCTTGGAATCTCTTGGAAACGTTCAGAACGAGCGAATATGCTGCCCACGCTATTGAGCAAAGGGTATATGCAACAAGCACGGGAGAACATGTAATAAATAATCAAGTTGAATATAAACTCATAAACGATTAAATTATGTCAGTAACATCATGGGGCAAATGCACTATCTACGTTCAAGAGGTAGGTAGCAAAAAGAACGAGTGGACTAAGCTCCCAACTCCAAAGGATGGCACTACTACTGTTACTCCAACGAAGGGCGATACAATGACCCAGGTTGAGGAAGGTGGCGGAATTGTTGACCGCAAGACAAAGAAGTCCACCTACGAGGCTGCATATCAGCTCTTCATCAAGAAGAACCAGTCGCAGCCATTCAAGACCATCGACGGTATCGTAGAGGGTAACTTCCGTTTGGCTATCCAACCGGAAGACGCCGAGCTTCCTGGCGTTTACATGGGTAACACTACTATCGGTGCAGAAGAGGCCTATACAACTGAGAGCGGTGCTCTTATCACGTACACTCACTCAGCTCTCATCCCGGAGGGTGACGTGGTGGCTAAGACTACAAACGCAAAGGGTGAGGAAGTCTATTGTGCTTACCGCTGGCGTGTCATCACTGCCACAAAGGGAACAGGTGAAAAGTATGCCTTGACTTTCAAAAAGCCGCAGGATGGCAATATCGCTCCTGCTGAAATCACGGAAACTTACGAAGAGACATAGGTATATCCTAATATCCCTTCCGCCGACTGAGGGTTATCAGCCGGCAACCTACCCAAGTAGCTCAGTTGGGAGAGCGAGACCAAATAGTCCGTCGCATGCAAAAAAAAATCCAGGGTCTTCAAAAGCTGGTTGAAAGACGCAGGTTCGAGTCCTGCCTTGGGTGCTAACATTTAAATTCGAGTGATATGGAAGAGTTAGGAATCATTATATCGAATACGCTCACAGATATGCCGATAGGCTTTGATACTGAGCACGCTCACGTTAACATCTACCCTACTACACTGGGCATGATGTACCTAACGTCGCAGTTGGTAGATAGCTTGGAGCTAGACAAAGAGTTACTTCAAGCTGATCCATTCTTGGAAGCATTGCGAGTTGCAAACACCAAAAAGGAGACATGCTGCAGATTGATTGCATATCACTCACTCAATACAAAGAACGAAATACTAGACTCCAAATGCGTAAGCAAGCAGACTGAGTTAATCTTCAAAGAATGTTCCAACGAGGATATAGCCATTCTTCTCATCATCATCCTTAAGGCTAACTCATACCAGACAATAGCCAAAGAGACAGGAATGGAAGAAGAAGCGAAGCGTATGGCAAAAGTCAACGCAGCGAAGAAGTCGGAGAATAGCTTTATCTTCGGAGGCAAGACAATATGGGGAACTCTCATAGATGCTGCTTGCGAAAGATACGGATGGACTTTCGATTACGTGGTATGGGGAATATCGTATAACAACCTGACTCTCATGCTAAAAGACAAGATTACTTCAATCTATCTGTCAGACGAGGAGAGGAAGAAAGCCCATATACCGGCAGTAGGGGAAGAGGTCATAGATGGCAACAACAAGGAGGCGGTCATGAAGGCGGTGATAGAGTCCGAGACCGAGATTTAACCGAAGTCTTCCTGCGCACGCACGTAAAGTTCCCATATCGAACACTCATATTTGGTGTTTCCCCGGCGATTCTTTATAACAGAGTATAAATTCAAGGAAAAATAGAACATTATGCCAAGCATTAAATTCGATACAATGGTCGAGACAGCCAAGGTTGTTTCCGGTTTTCGAGACATTCAGAACGCAGTTCATCAGACTGCTAAGATGGTTGAGAAGGACGGAAAGTCTATTGACGATGTAATCTCGAATATACAGAACAGTATGAACATTGCCATTGGCGGTTGGAGCATTGGCAAGTTCGTCAATCAGATGATGCAGGTCCGCGGTCAGTTCCAGCAGACAGAAATGGCATTCAAGACGATGTTGCAGTCTGAGGAGAAAGCCGATGCTCTCATGAAGCAGTTGATCCGCACGGCAGCCGTCACACCTTTCGGGGTTGAAGACGTTACAGAGGGAGCCAAGCAGCTCCTTGCGTTTAACGTAGCGGCCGAAGATGTCAACAAGACGCTTATCGGATTGGGAGACGTTGCAGCAGGTATGGTTCTAAACCTTAAAGACCTCGTGATGCTTTACGGCACCACCATCGCCAAGGGCAAGATGGACATGATGGACTTGTCCCAGTTCCTCAACCGAGGCATTCCTATCGCAGATGAGATAGCCAAGGTTATGGGGCTTGACGTTACCAACGCCATCAATGAGGTTCAGAAGCAAATCAAGGCAGGCAAGGTTACCAGTGATATCTTCATCCAGGCAATGCAGAGTATGACCGCCGAGGGTAGCAAGTTCGGTGGCTTGATGGAGGCTCAGTCCAAGACTATTACCGGTCATATAAGCAACATTGAGGATGCCATCGAGCAGATGTTCAATGACCTCGGCAAATCCCAGGAGGGTGTTATCAATACCGGATTGGGAGTCGTTTCCACCCTCGTTGAGAATTGGGAGACGGTAGGCAAGGTGCTTATGACTGTCGTTGCAGCGTATGGAGCATACAAGGCTGCGGTGATAACAATGATAGCATTAGAGAAGGCAAGGATAGCCATAGGAAGCGCACAAGCTTTCTTGTCTCTCGCTAGGAGTATTTCTTCAGCAAAGGATGCTATGCTTCTTTTCAATATGGCAACAAGTGCCAACCCGCTTGGCCTTTTGCTTGGAACGGTTGCTGCAGGGATAACTTTGTTTAGCGTATTTGGAGGCTCTGCGGAAGATGCTAGCACAACGACAAACAAGTTTGGCGATGATGCCACCAAAGCATCTTCTCGTGTAGAGTCCCTTTTGGACGTTATCAAAGCTTTAGGAGACAAGACGAACGAGCAGGCTAAAAAGTCAAAAGCCTATAAGGATGCAGTAAATGAACTTTCGACAATTTATGCCGAATATGGTATAACTATTGACAAGATCAAAGAGGACGAGAGCAATCTTGTTGACGTTAAGCAACAAGAGATAGATAAATCTAATGAGCTCATTGAGCAAATTAAGTTGGAATCTGCAGAGCGTAATAGAGCTAATGCAATAAGTCAAGTGAATGATGACTACAACAAAAAAATCACGGAGGCGCAGGAAGACTTATTGAAAAATCTCAAAGACGCATACGGGAATGAAGGTCGTGGCATTAGTTTGAAGATACAGGACTTAGTATCAGAAGAGGAGCTTAAAAAGTTAGCTCAATATCGTAACGATATGCGTACGCTCAATAAAGATACCGCAGAGTACAATGCTTCCCTACAAGGTTATTTAGCCCTAAGAAAGAAGTTAGCGGATGAAGCAGCTAAGGCTGCGGTTGGCTTTGGTAAGCAGTCAGATGAAGCCCGTTTGGAAATGACGAAGTACGTTGATACTATGGAACGTGCAAGAGACGAATATAATAGCCAGGTATCAATAATCAACAAGGCTGCAGATGCTACCGAGGATTTCGGAAACAAGGCCACATCTACCAAGAACAGGATAAATGCTTTGCAGAAGCAACTCCAGGGTGCCGGCGAGGATGTACACGTTCTCTACAACCGTGTCAAGGAGTTCATGCAGAACTATTCCGAGAACAACATCAACTTCCACGTCAACTTCGATGCCACGATACCATCGTGGATGCAGAATATGAATATTCCGGAACTGGGACGCTTAGGTAAATACTTCTCTGCTTTGGCACGCGACCTTGCAAACAACAAGAAGTCTGGTGCGCTAGTCAATGGCAAATGGATGTCAACAAACGATATTGCCCAGCGAGGATGGGATTACACCAATGCGGCGAACACTAAGCAGACCAAGGCAGAAGACGATGCTAAGAAGAAGCGGCGTGAGAAGGAAGAGGCAGAAGCCAATGCCAAGAAGAACGCTTCCAAAGCCAAGAAAGCCGCCGCCGATGCAAAGAAGCTAGCAGAAGACCGGAAGAAGGCCCAGGAAGAACTGAATGAGGACTTGAAGCAGCTGCAGCAGGAAAACATCGACACTGATATATCTCAGATGCAGGAAGGCACGGAGAAGAAGATTGCTGAAATCAAGAACGACTATGCCAAGCGCAAAGCCGAGATTGACAAGCATGAAGCCGAGTTCAAGAAGAAAAACAAGGAAGCTGGCAAGAAAGTAACCCTTACCTCTGCTCAGTCCAATGCCCTCAATAAGGCTAGAGACCTCGCTACCCAAGAGTACAACAAGAAGCTTGATGAGGTCAACAGGGAAGCACTCACCTCTATGCGCGACTACTTGAAGGAGTATGGTTCTCTCTATCAGCAGAAGCAAGCCATTGCTGAGGAGTACGAGGAGAAGATAGCCAAGGCTCAGACGCAGGGCGAAAAGCTCTCTCTTCAGCAGCAGAGAAAGAAGGACCTCCAAACCATCGAGATAAATGCCATCAGACAAAACATCGATTGGGGAAGCGTCTTCGGAGACTTCGGTGCTATGTTCAAGGACCAACTGGAGCCTACCATTGAGAAGCTGCAAGAACTCTCCAAGAGCACAACAGATGTTAATGAGCAGAAGACCATACAGGAACTTATCTCCAAGTTACAAGGCTCTGCCACCATCTGGAATAGTGACATCTTTAAGAAGGTTTCGGACGACATCAACTCCTATCAGTCAGCCATGCAGGGCTATATTGATGCACAGGAGCGAGAGATTGAAGCCACGAAAGCTGTCACCAAGGCGCAGGAAGACCTTGCCAAGGCTAAGAAGAGCGGTGACAAGACAAGTATCAACAAGGCTGAAGCCAACCTATCTAGAGCGCAGGGCGTACTTGCTACCGCATCTAACAACGTTTTGGAGTTCGGTTCATCAGTTCAGAAGGCATCATCAGACTTGCAGACATCTGCACAGAAGGCAGTTTCTCAGTTCCAACAGCTTGAAAATGGTTTGCAGGGTCTCACATCTGGGTCACTCAAAGGCATAGGAAACTCTATTCTAGGGCTTGACAAGCTTTTCGGTGGCACTATGCAGAAGGACGTCGCTAACACTCTAGCAAAGGGCATCCAAGGGTTGCTCGGTAAAGATAGTGACGCAGCCAAATCTCTGACGAAAGCTTTAGGGGATAGCGGTATGGCAGGTGAAATAATCTCCGCAATACTCGGCATCCTCGATATTCTGAAAGATGGCTTCGGAACACTCATAAGCAACCTCATGGACACGGTCTTTGGCGCAGTAACGGGCATCCTCGATGATGCTTTATCGGGCGACATCGTTATGAAGCCATTGAAGAGTATCGGGAACAACGTTTCTCATATCCTCAACACGCTTTCATTCGGTGGCTTTAATAGTCTGTTCGGTGGAGATGGAAATGCAAAGAAAGTCAATGACACCATCGAAAGACTGACGGACAGAAATACCCTCTTGCAGCAATCCATCGAGGATTTGACTGACGCAATGGAAAACTCCTATGGCTCCAAGGCAACCTCATACTACGAGCAAGCCTATAAGAATCAGCAGGAGACCAATCAGAACTACCTCGGCATCGCAAAGGCGCAGGCAAGCTATCATGGTTCGCACCACTCATGGAACGCTTATTGGGGCGGCTTCGGTAGTGACGAGATGGATTGGATCAAGAAGAACGTCAAATCAGACTTCGATGGCGATCTCTTCTCTCTCAGTCCAGAGGAAATGAAGCTTCTCCGTGGCAATGTTGCTATTTGGGAGCACATCGAGAACACTGGTAAGGGCAACTATGGCGGACGTCTGACGGAAAAGCTGAATGACTACATAGACCAAGCGGGCAAGCTGGATGAACTATCAGACAAGCTGAAGGAAAGCCTTACACAGATTTCCTTTGACAGCATGAAGGATAGCTTCGTTTCAGACCTCATGGATATGAGCAAGTCAGCGCAGGATTTCGCAGACGATTTCTCCGAAATGATGCAGAAGGCTTTTCTCTCCTACTCTATGGAAGACCTCATCAACGGCGACTTGAAGAAGCTCTATGATGATTGGGCGAAGGCTATCAAGGACAACGATGGCAAGCTTACCGAAACAGACATAGAAGCATTCAACAAGCGTTACGATGATATTGTCCAGGAAGGATTGAAGAGACGTGATGATTGGGCGAAGGTGACAGGCTACACTGGTTCCTCATCCTCATCACAGACCGCAACAAGCGGAGGATGGGCATCTATGGGGCAAGATACCGCAGACGAGCTGAATGGTCGCTTCACCGCCCTGCAGATTGCAGGAGAGTCCATCGCTCAGAACATGACTACCACCATTTCGCAGATGGAAAGCATCGTTACCCTCGGAATCTCAACCAATGGCGCGGTATTGGAGATTAGAAATATGATGATTATGACAAACAGCTACCTCGAAGACATAGTGAAGTATTCAAAGCTCACTTATAATGACTTCGGAACAAAGCTGGATGATATGGTCAGAAGATTAAAGGATATTTGACCTCTATAGGCTTTTCGCTTGTCAGCCCTTACAACTATACTCAACAATAGCAAAAGCGGCTCTCAGCGAAGCCTACGAGGTTATTTAATGATTAAATAGTTATGCTTAAGGGACAACTTTATATCAATGGCAAGGATGCCTACCTTACGTGGGGCATCTTCCTAGACGAAACCGCCCTCAGTGCGCTCATGACCCCTGCACCAAACAAGGAGTTCATCAGCAACAAGTATCGCTCAAAGGACGGGAAGTCGGTTATCAAGCACAATCCTAGATTGGATGAGAGGGAGATAACGCTGCCGTTCAATATGACAGCCAAGGACTCGGATACGTTCTTGACGAACTATGCTAAGTTCTGCGAGGAGGTTCTTGCCAAGGGAGAGTTGGTTATCCGCACCCGATTCCAGCCTAATGTGTGGTATCGGTGCATCTATCTCTCCTGCACTCAGTTTAGTCAGTGCATTCGGGAAATGGCAAAGTTCAGCTTAAAGCTCAACGAGCCAGACCCTAGTGACAGAGGTGAAACAAGTAAATATACAAGCTAATGATTCAGATTAAGAGAAATAACAATGTATTCTTCACATTAGAGGACTTCGGTGAGGGTTCTAAGCTGTCATATCAGCTTATGGACCACCACTACATCATCTTGAAGTTCACTACGGCTACTCCTGTCTATTTCGAGATTGGGGACTCCGTAGAGATTCCCGACTTCGGCTACTTTGAGCTTACATCATCATACTTCCCTAAGCACAATGATAGTGATGGCTACGACTACGAAATGCAGATGGATGCCTACTATATGTCTTGGAAGAATAAGATTTGCAAGTATCGCCCTCAGCACGGAGCCAACGAGACCTCCTTCAACCTCACCACAACTGTAGGTGTACACATGAACGTTATACTCGGCAACCTAAAGGCACTAGGTCTTACGTATAATGGCGAGGATTTCTCTGTTGACTACACTACGTACAACAACAAGGCTTTCGATGTTCAGAAGAGATTCTTGATAGAGTACGGCTCTATCAGCATTCTCGATGCTCTCAACGCCATCTGTTCTGAAGACGCACTCAACTGCGAGTGGTGGATAGATGGCTCTATTATATACCTTGGATATTGCGAAATGGAAGGGCAGACAACATTCGAACAGGATGTTAATGTTCTGTCTATGTCCTATTCGGAATCTAAGTCAACTTATATTACGAGACTGTATGCATTCGGCTCAGACAGAAATATTCCGAAGGGATATTTCACTGGTGCCGATGCGGACGTCACCACCGATGGTGTAGCTACCGATTACCTCATGCTCCCTAACAAGGAAGTAGATAGTGATGGTTTCTATGCCAAGGATGGCTACCTGGAGAATGTGAATGTCGTGAAGAACGACAAGCAGGCTATCGAAGGTGTCGTGATGTTCGAGGAAGAATACCCGAAGGTTGAATGCAGGGTGAGCAGAATCAAGACCTACGATAGCACTGTTGATAATGATGATGGAACTAAGACTACACAGACGTTTTGGCAGATTGGTTCAACGGACTCCTTCGCTGAAAGCTTTGAAGCTAGTTGGATAAAGAGCAACCTCACTCTAGGTATCAAGTTCACTAGCGGTGCCCTCATGGGTATGGAGTTCGATGTTAGTTTCAAGATTATCGACAAGGAGAACTTTTTCGAGATAGTGGCTAACGACACCTACGGAAGAACACTCCCCGATAGTCTTATGTGCCCGAAGGAAGGTGACAGGTTCTTCCTGTTCAATTGGGACGCAACCAAGATTACAGATACGGACCTCATCCCTACTGCTCAGTTATCTCTGTTCGATAGAGCGAAGCAGTACTATCAGAAGACCATGATCAGCAATTCAAACTTCACCTGCACGATGGATGGTGACAAGTTCTACAATGATGGGATATACGATTACCATCCTCTCGGTGAACAGGTAAAGCTGATTAATGATATGTTTGCGCAGGTGGCTGCGGATGGCAAGCACTACCGAAACTCTCGTATCATCGGAATGGAGATACCTTTGGATATCCCTTACGACCACCCTCAGTACACGGTTGGCGAAAAGGCAGCTACTAGCCGGTTGGGTAAGTTGGAAGACAAGGTTGATTCCATCAAGGTGAATGGAATGCAGATAGGCGGCACTGGAAGCGGTAATGGTGGAGGTGTCTATGTAATTGGCATGAACGATACCACTCCTGCATCCGATAGTAACGTTTATTCTGCTAGACGCTCTAGGATGGAGTTTATATCTAGGCTGCTGGATAACACCGCAAAAGGAACTATCACTTGGGAAAAGGTGCAGAAGTTCTTTAGTGGGTTGCATGTCGGTAACTCCAACAATGAGAACGGAGGCTCGTGGACTCCAGACGCAGAAGGTCGTTCGCACCTCATCACAGATTACTTGGAGGTAAGAATGAAGGCTATCTTCGAGGAGCTGGTCATCAATAAAACATCCACCATTGGCGGTAAGGAGATAATCTCTCCTGCTGGCGGTGTGGTGGCTCATAAGGTAGAAGAGGTTACTGTGACATATAATAATGTGTCACAGAAGGCTTATCGTTGCTATTTCTTAGCAGAGCAGGATGGTGATGAGGTAGATAACGACTTCGCGGTTAACGACCAAGTGCGCTCGGAATCATTCAATGTTCGCAAGGGCACTTATCACAAGGCTGGCAATCACTTCTATTGGCGATTGGTAATCGGTCGTGATGAAGACCCTGTAGAGCTGGAAGGAAAGAAGTATCATTATATCGACCTCTCTGATACCGATTGCGCTACGGCAAGCAACGTACCTGCTAAAGGTGATGTGCTCAACCAGTGCGGTAATAGAACCGATGTAGAACGTCAGAACTGCCTTATCTTCTCGGCGGTAGATACCTATTCGCCATCCATCAGCCTCTATCACGGCATCAACAGCTATTCCTTTGCCAATAGGGAGTACGTGGAATATGGTGTGAATAAGCAGAATAACAAGGCATTCTTCAACGTCTATGGTGATATGTATGTAGGTGATAGACCTACAAAGGAGAATGGCTATGAGGGCAGCTCTTATATCAGATATGATAGCAGCACTAAGCAAATGTCTGTTAAGGCTAAGATTTCCGCTAAATCCACTGTGGATGGCAAGGAATTGTCTCAGTATTTCAAGAAGATTGGCGAATTGCAGAATCAGGTGGATGGTGCTATCGAAACGTGGTTCTATGATGGTGTTCCTACCTTGGAGAATGCCCCAGCCATCAGTTGGAAGACCGATAAGGATAAAGAAATCCATCTTGGCGACCTTTACTACAACAACAAGACGGGCAAGGCATACCGCTTTGCCAAGGATAGCAACACCTATAAGTGGACTCTCATTACAGATACCGACATCGCCAAAGCCCTTTCCGATGCAAGAATGGCACAGGAGACCGCAAACGGGAAAATGAAGGTATTCAGCGTTCAGCCTACGACACCTTATCAGGTTGGCGATATATGGGTTAATGCCACTTATCCTTCTGACGGCAGTACCTACAAGAATGAGGTATTGCGCTGTCAGACCAACAAAGCGGCAGGTTCTCAGTTCGCCATCGGTGATTGGATTAAAGCATCTAAATACACCGATGATACCGTTGCCAACGCAGCCAAAAAGGCAGCAGAAGATGCTCAGAAGGCGGCACAGACCGCACAGACGGACATTAAAAACCTCGGAAATACGGTCACTGATAATAAGAAGGAATTCGATAATTATGTTACCGATGGCTACCTAGAGCCTTCCGAGATTGCAGCAATGGCGCAGGATTCTAAGCGACTTGAAGATGATTTTGCGGCAGCACAGAAGTCGTACAATGAAGTGAAGAACGCAGAGGTACTGGCGAACACCAAGGAACTCACCGACCTCAACACCGCTTTTGCTACCCTCACGAGTGCCAAAACGGAACTCGTTACGTATCTCTCAGATATATCTAAAAGATACAATGAGACTGATACCAACGGCAAGGCTGCTATCGTCTCAGCCGTGGGAACGAAGTTTACCAACTTTCAGTCTGCATACAGCGCATTCTATGACAAACTTGGCTTGGCAAACGCCTATATCACTAGCAAGATATATGGTGACTTGCAGCAGAATATCACAGACCTCGCAGGTTACAAGTATCTCAAGGATGCGCTCGGTCAGACTACAGATATTGACGGTGGTCTTGTAATGACAACGCTCCTTGCGCTGAGAGACGGAGACGGAAACGTTCAGAGCGGTATCAACGGAGCAATAGACCCAAATAGAGGAAAGAAGAGTATCGCAACATGGTGGGGCGGTCAGATGGTGGATAAGGACTATAATAGCGGAAATCTTACCCCTGCAACCTCCCTCATCCGCTTCGATGGCTCTGGCTATCTTGCCAATGGTGCTATCTGGTGGGATGTGAGCGGAAAGGTTCACGCAGACCCGACATCGTTTATCATCAGCGAAAAGAATCTTGGCGCATACCTCATCTTCTTCGAGCCGACTTGGAAGGCAGGAAGTGCAGGAACGAGCGTTGCCGACCTTGTGTCTTTGAAGCCAAACGCACCATTCTCTAAACTTGGTGTATCGGGCGATGCTACCTTCGAGGGCGCAATCTCCTTCCATGGCATTAAGCTCACGTATGATTCCACAAACAAGGCTATCAAGATTGATGGTAATCTCTATGCCACAGGCGGTATCACGGCATACGGAGCAGGAGCATCTACCACGGGCGGTGGCGGCTTAAACGGCAGTGTGAAGAGTTATTCAAGTGCCTTGAAGCTTACATCAGAATCGCTGTCTGAGATAGCTTCTGCCTACTCCATCAAGGCTCTTGATTCTCGTATCTCTAGCCTAGAAGGAGGCTCGGCTATGAACGTTAGCGTTAGCGGTAGTGGAAACGCAGTGACAGCCATCAGTAAGAGCGGAACGACTATCATCGTGACAAAGGGAACAACGTTTTTGACTTCGCATCAGAGCCTTGCGAGCTACCTTACTAGGACTGACGCTGCCAGCTTGTATCAGCCAAAGGGAAATTACCTTACCGCACACCAATCGCTCGATGGTTATGTAAATGCAATAACAACAAGTGGAAGCGGTAATGCTATCACGTCTGTATCTAAAAGCGGAAAGGGTATTACATTTACTAAAGGTGCTACATTTTTAACTTCTCACCAAAGTCTTGCTAACTATTATACCAAAAGTAGTGTAGATTCACTTCTTAGTGGTAAGTCGGCAACTAGTCATACACATAGTGTTAAGATTAACGGTGTTACTAAAACTATTGCAGCTACTGGTGGAACTGCTGTAGATTTAGGAACGTATCTTACTAGTCATCAATCTCTTAATGGGTATGCTACGCAATCTTGGGTTAAAAGTCAAGGTTATCTTACTAGTCATCAATCTCTTAATGGGTATGCTACGCAATCTTGGGTTAAAAGTCAAGGTTATCTTACTAGTCATCAAGATGTTAGTGTTCTTACTATGGCTAATGATAGATGTTATACTTCTAGCCAATGGGGTATAAATATGAGAAATTCCGATATTATTGGAGTTAATAGCATTTATACTAATGATGTATCTGAAGAAGTTACAGAAGCTATTCTATTTTGTAGAAGTAACGGTAACTATGATGGTATTCGTGCAGTAAATGGAGAGTTATATTTTAGCAACAATGTAGTTAGAACTACTGGAAAATGTAATGGTGAAGATAAAGTTTATCATACAGGTAATCTTACTAAACTTAGTCAACTTACTAATGATAAAAACTTTGTTACTGGTTCTGTAAGTGGTCAAACTATTACTATCAATGGTGTTTCTACTACTTGGCAAAATACTTGGAGAGGAATTACTGATAGTTATAGTGGTACTTCTACTGGTACTAGTCTTAGTCAAAAAGGTGCAAATAGTTTATATAATGCTTTGCATAATGGCTATGCTAGTAGTGCAGGAAATGCAGACACAGTAGATGGTTATCATGTTAATGGCAGTAATGTTGCGCCCTATGGACATATACCTAGTATAGAAGACGATGGAGTAATGGAAGTAGGTAAATATATTGACTTTCATAATGATAATAGCGGTAAACATGATTTTTCTACTAGATTACAAACTACTGGTAATTATGGAAATTCAGTTTATTTGCCATCGCATAATGGTACATTAGCGTTAATTTCTGATAATGTAGCTTCTGCAACCAAACTTGCAACAGCAAGAAGTATTTGGGGTCAAAGTTTTGATGGTACTGGTAATGTAAGTGGTTCTTTATCTGGAGTTGGTCATATACAATTTAGTGCAGATAATTCTTATAGTATTGGAACAACTACTTCAGAAGCGGCTCACACTTATACAAGACAAGTATGGGCTAGACATTTAAATGCTAGTCGAGTTTATGCTGGTGATACTAATTTATATATTGGTTATAGTAATACTGCGCAAGTAAGGTTCTTTTCAGGTACTAAACAATCTGGAGATGGCTCTAATGAACGAATGACTATATCAACTAATGGTAATGTTGGTATTGGAACTGCTGTACCTGCATATAAACTTCATGTTGCAGGTGAAATTTATTCTTCAAGTGTTATTAGAAGTAACGCTCAAAATGGAGCTATATTTTTAAGCAACGATGCCAATCCTGCTTGGATTAGTGCTCTTGAAGGTCAAGTAATATTTAATACAGGTAATGCTATTCGTTTTGGAGCAACCAACTGGGAGTATAGTGATTGGGCTGGTCTTAAATATGATACTGTTGCTAATGCTATATATTTAGGTATAGCCGATGGAACTGTATTTAATTATTATTCTAATAAAAGAAGTAATGGTACACTGAAATTTCCAGGTATTACAACTATAACTCCTGATAGTGGAGCTAGAATTGGAGGTAGTGGTGGTGATTTATATTTAGGTAATGCTAATAATAGTAATTGGGTGAAAGTTCAAAATATATGTAGTCATAATGGTTCTAATTATTGGTATATATATCAAAGCGGTAATGCTCATTTTAGTAACATTAATGTTGTTGGTACTGCTACTATCGGTGGTGATTGTCTTGTTAAAGGTGGAGTTACAGCTTATCAATCTTCTGACATCCGCTTGAAGCAGGATTTGCGGAAGCTGGACTACTTGGGTATCATCAAGGCAATGGGTGGCACATTCGGCTTTGCTTGGAAGAAGGACAATACAAGGTCTATCGGTTGGATTGCCCAACACGTCTTGTGCAACCCTCACTTAAAGGACATCGTGGAGACGGACAAGAAGGGCTACTACAAGATTAACTACTGGTCTCCGAAGCTGATTGCAACGGCATTCGGTGCTATCGAGCAGGTGGGCGATGAGGTGAGCAGGTTGAAGACTCGGGTGGTCTTCCTCGAATCCGAGGTTCAGCGATTGAGTGGAAAGCAGGACAGCAGTGACAAGAAGAGATTAGATAACAAGAATATTAATTTATTAAATTAGATTAGAAAATGGAAAATTTAAAGATTAACAAGAAGAGTGAACAGACAACTGCCACTTATACCAAGGGCGGCTATCGAGTAGAAATCACCTACAATGTTGACAAGACGGGTGGCAACATTGAGAGTATCAATATGAGTATCTATGGTGACCCAAATGGTAATTATCTCGGCAACGCGAATGCCAGCTCCAATGGCAGCGAGCTGACCTACAACATCAGCGGTGTTCCTCAGAGCAAGCTCAGTGAGGTATCAGCATTGATTAAGGAGGTCAATTCCGCTATCGCCGCTAATATGGCAAGCGAGGCAGCAGAGTAAGTATCGTGAGTATTAACGCAGGGTGGCTCTTATAGAGCTGCCTTGCCTAGTGTTCAATGTAACAGTAGAGCGAGTTGTTACTAAAGAAGTTGTAACAGAATAAGGAACTGAAGTTGAATATTAAAAAAATAAAGATTATGTCTTACAATAGTGAAACTGGAATTATTAGTGCTCCTGTTAGCATTGATGATGTTAAACAAGCTCTTGGAGAGAGTAGCAATGATCTTGCTACTCTTTGTAAGAGTGAAAATATAAATATATGGAGTAAGTATAAACCTATTAGTTGTAAAGGTGAATTTAAAGAATATCCTATTAGAGAAGACTCTGATGAAATAGTAACATCTTCATATAATAAATATACTTGTGTTGTTCGTTGTGGTATGAATATACCTGTTGATACTTATAAGAACTTACGTTATAATTATGGAGGAGAAGGTTTTGCTATTGAAGCATGTAAAGAACTTTATATCGATAATGTATATGGAGTTAGAGGTATTGATAAAGATGCAAGTACTAATTCGCATACTGTATATGCTTCAGGAAAACATTTTCCAAAAGGTGGTGCTAATTCTCCTTATAGATTAGGTGATTTTAGAAACTATAATAGCAAAGCAATAAGTAATATGTTCAAATCTTCTATTCCTACATTATTTAATGTTGAAGTTTATTATTCTTCAACTCCTAAATTTAATTGTGTTCTATATAAGAATACAAATGTGGATGATAATACAAATGTTACTATGGAAGATATAATTACCGATTTGTATTTAGCTTGGTCTTTTTGGATTCAAATTTGTTATGATTCACCATATAATAATACTGATAAGATTTATAAAAATTATTATGTTGGTAATTGCGAAAAACCAACAGATTTTATATATGCAAGTAGAGAAATAACTTTTGATGTAGGTAATGATAAAGATGTTACTATTGTACCTTTTTTAGCATATACTCGTAATGCAACTTTATATGATAATACAAAAATAATTTTTATATCTCCTCCGGGTGCTATTAGTTTTAAATATTATCCTAGACAAATTAATATGGAAAGTATTAAAAGTGGTTCTAGTGGTTTTGTTGATTTCTCATCGTTGAGACAATTAGTTGGTGCTACTTGTATTTGTAAAGCTAGAATATATAAACTTCCTGATGTTACATTTACAGTTAGTGATAGTACATTTAGAAGCGTTTGTAAGTATGGTAATAATAAGACAACATACGGAAGAGGTTATGTGTCTAATAGCTCTGGTCAAGATACAGGCTCTGTAACTATTCCCGAAGGTGATAGAACAGATTATATTGAAGTATATATAAGATTTGATAATGTTTATGAAGGAGGGTATTACGGACAAATGTGTCAATTATCTTTTGAAATTAATATAGATGGTGGATGGAAACAAGTTCCTCCAGGAGGTAGTTATATTATGTATTAAAACGTAGATGTTCTTAATATAATAAATGTGCTAGAAATGTATTTGTGGTTTACGTTCTCACCGAGAAAGCAGACACATTACGTCCTAGTGATTATCCAACGTGGGGAAGCTGATTTTTAAAATTCGTAAATTTTGCTCCTCCTGCATTGCTATTCGGAATTATTTTCTTAACTTTGCACTGTTAATAGGAAAGGTATTCTGCTATGGCAATCTGGCGAAGAATATTGTATAACATAAAAATAAAGAAACAATTATGAAAAAGATTAAGACAATCGAGGCTGTTGCAGCCTACAGAACATTGAAGGCATTGAAGACATCATCAATGAGCGATGATGCCGCTATGCGAGTTTGGAAGAATATGAAGGCTCTGCGCCACGTAGCCAATACCTACGACAAGGATGTGGAGGAAGCACAGGAGAGCATGAAGGACGATAAGTTCGAGGAGATGCAGCGCAAGCTTCAGGAGTGCCAGCAGCTAGAGCAGAAGCACGCCAATGAGGGCTACGAATACACCAAGGACGATTCAGCCAAGTTCGCTGAGGTCAATGAGTACTTCTTCAATCAGAAGCAGAAGACAGAGAAGTACTTCTCAGACCTTGCCAATGCCGAGGTAGAGGTAGCCATCGAGGACGTTGACGAGAAGGAGCTGTTCAAGGCAGCGAAAGATTGCGGCTTGAAGTTCGCTGATATGGAGAGCCTTGAGGTTGTGATAGGATAAACACTAATAGCGTTAGAATTTGGTAAGGAAGCCGTTCTAACGCTATTTTTGCAGCCATCTACTTTCAGATTGTTACTTTTTATAAAGTTTAACACAAAAATATTCTCATTTTCGCTGGTTTTGTGCAAAAGAGTGTATCTTTGCACCATCATTTAATTAAAATCAACGCTTATGAATAAAGAAGACGAAGACAACCTGTTAAAGTGGTTGAAAGACAAAGATGTCAGTGAGGTTATGGACTTACTGATGCGACACGGTAATCGGTATAGCAGAAGGATTCTGAAATTTTTCAGATGGTTTTGTAAGTACGTTCCTATTACACTTATGTGCTTTCACGCATACGGCATTTATGAATTCTCTCAGCATCCTCGTGAAATGTTCATCCCTTATGCGGAGAATGCAACTTGCTATCTCTACATATATTTTATGGTGTACGTCCTGCCAATGGTTTTGATATTAGCAAGCCGATTTTTCTTCTTGTGTTGGAGATACCGCATTCCCTTCTTCTACTTTGCAAGCATCAATGCGGCTCACATTGTGGAATGGAGCTGGTATACCACCAAAGATATGGTAGATTCTTGTTTTACAGTCATGGTAGTAACGGCAATATTCTATCTGTACTCTTTTACTGATTTGTTTATCAGCAGGTCAAAGTTAGGACGTAAAATCTGTGCATAATGGGAAAGATATTGAATTATAAGATGCTCGGAACGGCTTTTAAGTTGCTAAGTGACGCTTGCTTTAAAGCTGACGAGCAACAGCGAAATGGTGAGGTCATCACCGCTTGCGGAATGAGCGATGATGACCTAGATAGATTGTGCGACATCATCCCCGATATGCTTAACCCGATGCTATCTACCGAGGAAGTCAAGGAGAAACTGCATGTTTCTGATGCTACGTTGAACAGGATGGTCGCTAGGGGTGATATTCCGAACGGCGAGTGCAAAAAGCGAGGACATACGAGGTATTGGAAGAAGTGGGATATTTTGCACTTCATTAAGAGTAAGAGAAAATCATAACGGATAAGCCCTATCGCATCACGGATAAGCGAGAACGTATGAGTATTATTATGGATTATATGTTTTGTACTTTGATTATAGTAGCGATACTGGTAATCATCAACAGCACGTTCATCGCATACCTATACTATTCTTACGAGTATAAGAAGGTCGATAAGTACTTCTTGACTTGGGTAACGATGTCAACTATGATATTGATAATGTGGTTCGTGGAAGGATTGTATCTGTATCTAACAAATTAATGATGAAAAATTTGGTGGTTTCAGAATTATTGTCTATATTTGCAGTGTTTTTTAGAGCAGCGCTTTTAGAGCATCGCATTTCCGAGCAGGAATGTAATATTCCCCTATACTACGCCAATAGTATAGGGGATTTTTATTTTAATTCCAAATTTCGATGCGTTTCAAAATACAATATTTCGAGGAAATTATATACAATATTTCTTCAAAAATATATATTCGTTTATATGAAGGCATAAAGTTTTGCACTTTTTCGGGAAATCTATTTGATGATTAAATATTTTGTTGTATATTTGCAGCATTATTGTTTAATCATCAAATAGTTATAGTATGGCAGATAGAATTAAAGATATTGTTGTAGGCGTAGTTCTTGCACTCCTCGCCTATCTTAAACCGATTGAAGGCGAGTTGTCTTCGCTTATGATCGTCTTCACCCTCAACTTTATTTTCGGTTATCTTAGTGGCATGATTGCAAAAGGAGAGAACTTCGAGTTGAAGAAAGCAGTTGTGTGCATCGGTCACGCTACCGTGTTCTTCGTTCTTTGTGCAGCAGTATATGCAATCGGGCGATTCAAAGGACAAATGGAAGGTTCCTTTCAATGTGTTTCCTTTATCTCGTATCTAGTATTGTGGTTCTACGGATGCAATATTCTGAAGAACTTGAAACAGATATTCAAGAAGGGTACCCCTCCTTGGTATGTAGTGAGTTTCCTCTATTATCTCATGCGCTTCAAATTTATCGAGAAGATTCCATATTTGTCAGACTATCTAAATTACACGGAAAAGGAGGAAAAGATATGATGTTAGCGATTATTATGGTGGCAGCTATTATAGTAAGCATTATTGTATTTGGCTGCATTATTCAAAGAAATGATTATAACGAGGAGGAGAAGTAAACATGGCTGATTCTAGTAAACTCGTTCCGTTTATCCTCAGTTGGGAAACGGACAAATACACAAATAACAAGAAAGATAAGGGCGGTCCAACAAAATACGGCATCACCCTTGCGACCTGGAGGAGAGTCGGGTATGATAAGAATGGTGATGGTGTCCTTAACGAGGAAGATGTAAAACGCCTTACTGAGGAAGACTTTCATCGAGTTTTCAAGCAGAACTATTGGAATGCTTGCAAGGCAGATAAAATACAGGATCAGAGCGTAGCCAATATGCTAGTAGACTTCGCTTATAATAGTGGAGTTAGTAAAGCTGTAAAACATCTGCAACTTGTATTAGGTATCACAGCAGATGGTATTATCGGTAATAAGACGCTGTATGCCATTAATAAATCCAATGGAGAAAGACTATTCGAAGCCTTCAAGAAGGATAGAAAAGCTTATCTAAAGAGAATTGCAGTCGGTGACCAGAAAGGTTTTCTTAAAGGGTGGCTTCGCAGACTTAGCTACATTACGTATTCTAATCTAAAATTGAATAAATGATGAAATGGTATGATATAAGATTTTGGAAATGGGCAACCATTACCCTAGTGGTAGGTCTTGCGCTTGTTTCTGTCTTAGGGTGCAGTACTCCTAGAGCAGTAACTACACAAACCTTCATCACAGACAAGCAGAGTGAAAAGAAATTCGATTCCCTCTTCACTACCCGATTGTCTTATGCCTTCGAGCAATGGCAACATATCCAAAAGCGAGAAACAGAAAAGGCTACAAAAGATAGCAGCTATGTAAAAGATAGCACAGCAACCCGATATGATGCGCAAGGGAATAAGATTGGTGAAGATCGTTTTCATTACGAGAGTCACTATTTATTTGAAAAGGAACGAAGAATGCTACTCGATACCATCAGTACATATAAAGCATACAAAGATAGCTTTATATATTACAGAGAAAGATGTGACTCATTATCAAAGATTGGTACCTCTCAGTTCTATAAGATTAACGCTCCTTCTATAAAAGAGAAATCTCTGTCAAGTATGCAGAAGATATTCTTAAAAACGGGGCAGATGTTTTGGTTCTGCTTTATACTCATAGTTATGTACTTATTATATATATCAAGGAAGAAAAAGAAATGTTCTTAGAAAAGTTGTTTAATTAAGGTTTTAAGATTTATTTTTGGATAACTAGGGCGACTACTCGTGATGAGCGGTCGCCCTTTTTGTTTGCAAAGTAAATTCTTCCGTTCTAAGAGGATAAAAATGAGTCTACCTACTATCACCATAAACCACTGATTTATAGCCACTAACAAAAACCATGATAGCCTTATAGCTTATTTCAAAACAATTTTCTAACTTTGCACACGTAACGTTACAAATAGTGTTAGTTAAATATTAAGGTTAAATTAAAAATTCGGGATATGGAAAGTAAAACTTACGTGTTCAATCCAGAGAGCGGCACAAGCGGCACAGGCTCTAATGGAATCTTGGCTATGCTTCCTGCACTCATGCAGAGACAGGGTGTTGACCCAGGTCTTATTGCACTCTTGAACAACCGTGGAAACGGAAATGGTTGGGGTGAAGACATCTTTGCAATCCTCCTCTTGTTCATCCTTATGGGCAATAATGGTATGGGGTTCTTCGGAGGTAATCGCTGCATGGGTTCTAACGGACAGGGCGGTGTTGTGCCAATGCTTAACAATGATGCCAATACAGCCGTTATCATGCAGGCTGTTCAGCGCAATGGTTTCGACGTTCAGAGCTTGGCTACAGCCCTCAACACATCAAGTGACGCAGTCATGGCTGCAATCAATGGCTTAGGTCATCAGATTTGCAACCTCGGCAATCAGATGGGCATGAATGCTAATCAGATTTTGACTGCTATCATGCAGGGTAACAATGCCATCGCTACTCAGTTGGCAGAATGCTGCTGCAAGACCAACAATGCCATAACTGCAATGGACGGCAACATCAAGTTGTCTATCTGTCAGCAGACACACGCCATCAATGATACGGCAAATGCCAACGCTTTGATGCTCCGTGACAAGGCAGATGCTAACAATCAGTCTGTCTTGGCTAAGTTGGATCAGATGCAGACACAGGCAATGCAGGATAAGCTCGATGCTTTGAGAGAGAAGAACAGTGCCCTGCTTGCTCAGATTTCCAACGAGCATCAGACACAGGCTTTGCAGGCTTATCAGGCACAGGTCATCACACCAGTAAATGCAGCTTTGGCTGCACTGCAGGCGGAGGTGGCTGGTATCAAGTGCAAGTTGCCTAATACCATCAGTGTTCAGTACCCTCAGTACGGAGTATTCAACAAGGACGTTTATACTGCTGCCGCCATGGGAGCTTATGCAGGTGATGTAGCGGCTTCTCGTTCAACTGTAGGATGCGGTTGTTAGGAAAGGAGGTAACTATGTTCCCTTTATATCCATTCAATCCATTTATTCCAATCGGTCAGAGAAACCAAATCAAACGTATTGATGTAGGAGGTATCTATGAACTGAAGACAAATGCTCAACAGGTCACAGATGCTAGTGTTGATTATGGTATCAATCCTTGCTACTACAATGCTTTGCCTTGCGAGTGCATTGTACTCTTGAAGATACATCAAGGAGTTGCCGCAGCAAGTGCAGCACTTCCTGTCACAATCGTAACTCCAAATAGTGGCTCTACCACTGTTAACGGAACTGCCAACACTAGCGGAACAGCTTCCGGTACAACAAAGGTGCCAGTTGTTGATCATGCGGGAAATGCAGTGACGGGAGCTAGCGTTTCTGAAACTACGGAGGCTTTGGCATACATCAATAAGAAGAGCGGTATTATCCGACTGCTTGGGTTTCAGCAGCCTACAGGCGGCTAACAGAGTATTAACTATGGGACAGACTGAAAAGTCTGCCCCTTTAAAAGAGAAAGAAAATGTTTCAAGGACTAAGACAGTCTTCTCTCTTCTACATCTTAGACAAGGGAGGAGAAAAGCCGACTCTAAGAATCGGTCAAGTAATATCGGTCAGCAATCCTCAGCAGAAATATCCTAGCTACGTGCCAGGACAGACTCCGACATTGGAGACGACCGTTGATGTTAAGGTACAAGTAGAAGACCAGCAGGTCAATTTCGAAAAGCTGCCATCTACCGCACAGATAGTGAACTTCGGCAATGAAGGTGTTGTTGTCAGTGACAGCAGAGAAGCTATGTGCGCAGAGATTGATGCTATGTTGCGACATTCAAAGGGAGTCGTGGAAAGTGTAGATTACCACAATGGAGTTATAAGCTCCTGCGAGGAAATGCTCACTAGAATCAACCCACAGATTGCTAAGGAAAAGCAGCAGGAAAAAGACATCAATAACCTCAAATCAGAGGTCAGCGGCATGAAGGGAACGCTATCCAATATTGAATCTATGCTGTCTAAGGCTTTGAGCGGTAACAATTTTAAAAAGTAATTGCTATGGGATATATGGTAGAAATTACGGAAAACAAGTTCGATGAACTTGTTGACAACTGCGAGGAAATGGTTCGAGCAGGTGGCAAGGTTATGAAGTGCTTGGATAGTCTGAAGCGTGAGCGTATGGGTAATCGTATGCCAATGCCAGACTATCGTGACAAGTGGGACGATGAAGATTGGCGTGACGAAGACCGCTATGGAGAGCGACGCTACTATGGTCGCCGTGGCGGTGGACGTTACTAATGTTTAATTCGGTGGTGGGGATTTTTCCCTGCCACCCTTAAAAGAAAGAGCTATGGGAAAATGTAGAATGCCTTTGGATGCTTACGATATGAAGCCAGAAGGAATGATAGCATATCTGAGATATAATGGCTGGCACTTCAACAAGAAGGCTTGCGAATGGGCAGTCAGTCAGATGAGAAAATACAACCCAGTCACCAAAAAGGATGAGGAGGTTGACTATATGGATAAGGATAAGGTTGAATCCATCCTTACCAAGCAGGGAGTGACACTTGAAAATAATGTAGGCTATGATCATGTCTATGTGGCAAACATGGTTAAGGCTGATTTCTATAAGTCTTCCATCGAGGACGAAGCTCACATGGCTTTGTTCGTGAAAGATATGGTTGATGATACCGATCAGAAGGATGGCTTCATCTTTAATAGATTTTATGCCGATTGCAACCATAATGGCATCGGCATTCCATGGGATGATATTTTATGATAAGTCAAGAGATATATCTAGAAAAGTACGATTGGAAAGTTCTTGTGTTTTACGGTTTGGAATCATCAGATACCGATGAGGTATGCAACTCCCTTGTGCAGATAGGCTGCACAGAAAAGGCAGTCGAAAGCGCAAGGGAGCATTGCTTACGAGGAATACCGAACACAGGTCTTACCTACTCCAATCTTGCAGGTAGGAAGAGCGTGGTTGCTATTAGCAGGACCACATCAGAATATGAGTTCGTGAATACTGCCACACACGAAATGTTTCATGTTGTCACTCATATCTGCGAATCACTAGGTATTGACTTGAAAGACGAAGAGCCTTGCTATATGATGGGATGGCTCTGCCAGGCAGTTAGTAGGATATTCATTTAAAATTTAGAAATATGACGGACATTAAATTAATGGTGGATGCTGCAAGGCAGCTAAACCAAACTTGGAAAATGAGTAGTAATGATTTGGAGACAGGAAATATCCCAAACGATGTGTATAATGCTTTGTGCGAAGTGGATGAAGCCGTAACCAATCTGATTGACAAAGTCGGCGAAGCTACAAAAATCATTACATTAAGCAGTATCTACAAGAACGCATAAAGCTCTGATACTCAGTGAGTTGAATTTAGTATTTTTAACTAAAATAAAGTGTGGTATATTTGCATATATCACACTTTTTTTGTACCTTTGCATATAGAAAGAGTGGTTATTTTGACTAACCACAGATTATGTTGAACCAATTAAAATTTATAAAGATGAAAGAAATTAAGGAAATCAAAAAGAATTATGAAATGGGATTCATTTCATCACAAGAATTTCTTTGTGAATATGCAGGTGTCCTTTCTAAACTTGGATCGCAGGGTGAACTGATTGATGCTATGAATACAGTATTAGCTCCGCTTGCAGATTTCATTGTGAAGGACATCTTGAATGCCAGCGATGACGAGAAGAAACAGATTAAGGACTTCTTTAATTTTAAGTAGATATGGGTACCATTCTTTTAATAAACGGATTAATTTTTCTATTTGTCGTAGCGATAGTAGATTTAGCAATGAAACATTAATAAAAATAAGCCCTCGACATCACGGATAAGTCACTTATATGAAAGCAATTAAAGTAGCAGTATTTTTTGAAATGATGAAAAGACTTATGATACAGTATTCATTCGACGAGTTGCAGGGTACTACTTTCAGAAGTCATTTCGGTGCAGTTGGCTTTGGTGATACGCAGGAAAGAAACGGCTTCTTCCTGGCAGCCTACATAACAGATAACTCTGTGTTACAAGATGGCTTTATGGAGGGAGTAAGAACATTCCTTGATGATGCTGTCGTATATAAGTATGATTCTCCTTATCAAGAGAAGGATGTTCTGGAGAAAGAATTAATGTACATAATTGAGATTAAAAATGAAGACTAGCAGTTTATATGTTACCCGCGATGATTCAATGTATGACACAAAGAGCGGGTTTGAGACTTACGAGGAGGCCAATGCCTATCGTGAGGAGTGTCAGAGAAGTTGGATCAATCATGCCGACTATGTTTTTCTTATAACAAGAGACTCTGCCGGGAATTTTGTCAAAGAGACAAACTTGACAAAAGCAACAAAGGAAGAGAGAATCAAGCTTCTTGAAGAAGCAGGCATTCCATTGAAATAATTTGTAACCAATTAAAATATTAAAGATTATGACAACAGCAACAAATTTGAGTAAGGCTGCCGAAGATATGGTAGCAGTTCCTTCTTCAGTTAATGAAGACAAGTTCTTTGATTTCGAGAAAGCCAAGACTCAGGCAATCACTCTCGAACAGTTGAGTCGTACACACCGCGAGGATGATGTTTACGGAAATCCGCTCCGTGGCATCTATCACTTTGACCTTTTCAACAAGGTCATTGATGAGTGTACAGAGCTCGGCTACAATGTGGAGGTTTATGATATGTTTGCAGCACAGAACAGAGACCGTCAGTCGCCTGGAGTGGTTCGCCTCCCACAAGTGGAAGCGGTCAAAGGTCAGCATGCGGTAGAGGCGCATATTCTCCGCCGAGTTTATGCCAATATTCGTATCACTGATTTTGATAATGATGAGACTACTACTAATGTGGCCGTAGCCTTCCATCAGAAAGGTATTCAGATTGGATTCGGTCCGAATGTGATGATTTGCCACAATCAGTGTATGCTCTCTCCAGAACTGTATATGTCCAGCTATTCCGAAAAAGGAAAGAAGGGTTCCGGTATGGAAGTGGCAGCAATGCTTGATACATTAAAATCATGGCTGGTCGATGCCCGGAACATCATCGAGACTGATCGTGAGCGTATTGCCAAGATGAAGGAGACACGCATTACTGCAGAACAGATGTTCTTGCTCATTGGACTGATGACAGCTACCAGAGTAAAGGCAGATACATCACGAAAGTCTATTCGTGAGAATATCACCTACCCTCTCAATCAGTCACAGATTACACTCTTCACAGAGGATATGCTGGAGGCCTATCACGATAAGGAGTTTGTAACTGCCTGGGATATGTATAATTCTGCTACCAACTTGTATAAGGCTAACAGAATGGATATCCCTGCCCTTTTGCCACAGAACAGGGCAATGGTTAACTTCATGAAGGCCAATGGTCTGATAATTTAA